TACTCCACTTATGATATGTTGCGTTATTACTACTTTCATTTTCATCGGCAATTGTCCCAACATGAACCCATGGGTCTCCACCGTTTGAATCAAATTCAACATAAGCTTGGAACGGGGTAGTTCCTGATGTTGGTTGTAACCAGTAATTGCCACTTGTTGTGTAACCCATTTCTTTAAGTAAACGAGCACTTGGTGCTGCTGACGTTGATGAATTACCCAAAACATTACTACCGATAGATGGCGATACATTTGGCATTGAAAATCTTTCTTTGTAGTGTAGATAATTCTTGTGTATTTCTTCAGCATCCAACACTCTATTATAAACTTTAACAACTACAATCTCACCATTATAATGGTATCCACCTGAATTATACGAACCAATAAATTGATTTCCGTTGCCCGTATTCAGGGTATATGATAATCCATCATCAACTTTACATTGTCCATTAACGTAAGTTCTTCTTTGACCTGTTCTAAATGTTCCAACAACATGATTCCATTGGTTCACCGTCATGTGACTAGTACTACAATATTGACTATTTCCCGCTTGTCGCCAAACAATACTACTACCCTCCATAAACAAACTATATTGACTGTTTACGGAACCTTTTTCAAACCAAAAACCATTTTGACTAATTGCATACGGTTTAACAACAACTTCTACTGTAACTGTTTGTGTATCAAATAAATTTGATGATGCAACATTTATAAAATCATTTGTTCCATCAAAATAAATTTTTGGTCTTATGTCTGTATTAAATGTAACATTACTTAAATCTAATGAATGAACACCTGTTAAATCTTTTAATCCTTGTGTTTGACTTCTTGATGAATAAACATATTGTGAAACAGTTGTTGAGTTTAAATCTTCTTTAAATGGTCCCGCCCAATAAATTGTAATCGGTACATTTAGTGATGCGGTTGCAGGATTAATTGCCCAATACTTTCCATCACTTCTTGTTACAGTATCATACCATAATACATATGCTCTGAACCAACCATCCCCCATATCTTCAGGTTGTGTACAACAACTTTGCCATCCACCAATATTTGAATAATGTAAATAAATTGGTGTACTATGCATTGGGACGGTTGGTTTAAAAAATATCGAATGTCCAGTATATCTATTTGCGATACCTCCACCACCTCCCGTGACAACACCTAAACCTGGATTATTTGCCGCAGTTAACCACGATACACCACTACCATCTAATGGGGTTAATACTTGTTTGTAAACGGGGGCACCTCTGTAGTAATCACCATTTAATGTTAAATTAGTAGTTACACTACCCCCAACATTATTGTAATTAGACATACTATCACCAAGTAAATTGGTTGTGGGTCTTCCCAAATACGAATTGTATATGTCACCTGTGTCAAAGTGAAATATTAAATCATTTTTTAATGTTCTCCCATTTAATCTACTAGCCATTATAATCCGTATTGTGATTTTGTTCTATTGTAATTATTTTGAATTTCAGTTGCCGTTAATCCTTTTGAGTATGCTTTAACGCTTCCGATTTTACCAGCAAATAAAGAACCACCCAAACTCCATGTTGCACATCCAATTGCCATGCGACCACCTTGTGGTGTAATTAAACCACTTCTGGTTGTTGCATATTCTGTACCATTTAAATAAAATCTATTTGATGTTCCATACCATGTAAATGCAACGTGTGACCATTGATTAGTGGTTGCTGCAACAATACTATTATAATCTTCTGTACCACTACCGTATGTTACTGTTGACCAGGTCCCACTATTAATTCTAATTGCTCTTGATGCACCATAAACTTGATTTTCACCAATAGAAAAAACATATCTATCTCCACTTGTGGATGTGGGGTAACACCACGCTTCAATTGTTCCATAAGGTAATTGGTGACCTGTTAAACCGGTGAATGTCATAAAATCATCACTACCATCTAATTCAAGTTCACCTAAAGTATTAATTTCTAAACCGAAGTTTAAGTGAGCAACCGCAGATGGGTCGGTTGAATAGTTTTCATATGCCCATCCGAATGCCTTTCCAACACCAAGTCCCGGTTTTCCAACCAATATCCATTCGGGACGACCCGGTGATGGATTCCATCCTGACACATATGATGGTGCACCTAAATCCATCATCGTATTGACGGTATTGGTATCATATTGGTCAGCAGCGTGTGAACCAATTAAAATAAAGGTACAATTTGGAAATCTTCCTCGTATTCTATTATAATCTCTAACCAACCAAACTAAATTATTACCATATCCTGTTTCTGAACCACCATAATTGTCATAAGTATGATTACCATTTGAGTTTGCACCGTTAAAATATGAATCGGCAACCCATGAATTTGTATCATTGTTCCATACATACATTCCAATACCTCTACCAACACCATATAAGTTGTAATTACCTCTTATGTTGTAACCTGTGTGAATACCTTGATACAAAAACCCTAAAGCGTCTGTTCCATAGTTTCCTTCAGGGTATGTTTTTGCACCTGCAGTATAGTATGTTTTATTTGATAATTTTAATCCGTTAATAAATAAACTTTTAACTTGTGAGATTTGATTTGTAACACCATCAGTACTACCATTATATCCACCACAACCAATAGGACTTACACCCGTTGGTATATTGTGAGTATCGATGACAAAATACGCATCGTTTAATCCTGATAATATGGTTCCCGAACGTGATGCCATTTTATATAAATCTTTCTACCTCGATTACATTATAATTTGGGAAATTTCTTATTTGATTTTCCCATCCATCAAAGTAATCTTTTGTGTTATTAAATTCTGTTAATTCCATTCCTAAATCTTGTTGGATGACGTTATCATTTTCGTCGGTGATAATCTTATCCCAAGTTGTTTCGTGACTTATAAATTTTATTTTTATATTCATATTTTTTATTTTATATAAACTGCTCCATAATTATGGTAATCACTACCAGAACTATCCCAATAAGGTGCATCAGCGTATCCTCCTCCGCCAGCAAAATAGTTTCCTGACCAACAAGCACCATACCACCAAGGATTATTGTTATATAAATTAGAACAGTTGGCTGGATAAGCATCTTGGTCGTTATCGTATGTTGTTAAACTAAATCCATTTGCAGCATGATAACCATAAAAACCTGACGAACCTGTACTTGTTTCATCACTTAACGTAGCAACACCAGTGAACGCAAACGTTGTTGTGAAATTTGAAAATCTCCATCTAAATCTTTTTGTGTGTGAACCGCTCAAAGGAATTCCAAATGTTGGTGCAACAAATTGAACAACAGTGACGTTGCTTGAATCATGACGTTTACCCAACGCTTCCCAATATTTTGTTCCAATCCATATGTTGTAATTGCTTAATCCTGAAAGATTATATAGCGGTGCCGGTGTTGTGGATGACGATGCTCGATAATTACATGTATTTATCGCATCATAATATGTTAGATTATTCATTCCACCATTACCTTGTCTATTAGCCAAAACACACACCCATCCACCACCATCATATTCTTGGTCAACATATACCACAACATTATCGTTTCCGAGTTTAATGTTGTAAAATCCACTAGGTCCTGTTATTTGAGATACACTTGTGTATCTTCCTCCGAAATGCATTGCCATAAACTAACTATTCTATGATAATAAATACTATTTAGGGTTGTTTCAATGGATTGATTTTGTCTCTAATTAAATGAAATAACTCTTCGTCTTTTTGAATGTCGGTTTCTGATAGTTTGGATGATACCATAATACTGATACCCTCACCCGCACCACCGACGGTTTTCCCCAATTCGAGGTCAGAGAAATCCTTACATAGTTGTAATTTCTCGTAGTGTTCAAAGAATCTATTATAATTGAACCCTATTTTATTAAAAATCAATAGGTGTTCCCATATTGTTTCGTGTTCGCCATATGATGGGTACATCTTCTCAACATATCTTTTATATGAGTTCCATTCCCCGTGGTCCAAAACCACGTTCTTTATCCATTCTTTTCCCCCGTATTGACGTTTTAATGTCTCAAGGTATGTGATTCCATATTTGAACTGATATGTCCTTAAATCCCTTAAAAATGACCAATCATTAATTTCGATGTCAGCATCTAATATAATAGAAATATCGTGATATTTCATCATGTACTTCACCAAAATGAGTTTATCGTGATAGGATTTGAGTGACCTCAAATAAGGTATAATTTTTACAAAATTGCTTGAGTAAATTTTTTCAAAATATTCGGTATTGTCGGTTAGAATATAGGGCGCAAAACCTTCATTGAGAATCCTGTTCACTTTCTGTGTTGTATTCTCAAAATATTCTTTATCTCCAAAACATAGTATTCCAATTCCAATCATTATAAAATAAATCTCGGTTTAAAAATCTTCCAGTATCCTTCCACTAGGGTCAGTATCCGGTCCATTACTATCTGAATTACAGGGTCCCCTCCCACCACTAATACTTCTAATTGAAGGATTAATAGAACCAACTAAATCTTGTGTTATCGTTTTGGGTCCTCTGTGATGTCCCATATTATACTACTTGTTGCCAACCTGTACCATCATGGAAATAAAGATGTGAACTTGAAACTGCAAGTGTTCCAACAGTTCCTGTGGGTAATGGATTTTGTTGTGTTAATTTTATTGTGGAACTTATATTTATTGAACCTGTTATAGTTTGATTACCATTGAATTGATTTGAACCAGTAGTTGCAATTCCCGCGGTTGCAAGTGTTGACCAAGACGCACCAATACCATCTGTTTTTAAAAGTCTATTGGTATATGAACTACTTATTGCTGGTAATCCACCACCAACTGTTGCTGTTGCGTATCCCGATTGTGCAAGTGAAAATGTTATAACTGTTGTGTTAACACTAAACATCTCAATCGATGTGGGTATAACAACATATCCATTACTATCGTACACCTGAATAACAGGATATTGTTCACCTAAGTTGTGGTTAAATACCCAACTTGTGGATGGGGTCGATACTGTTAAGAACTGAGTTGCGCCGGGTACGGATTGAATTGTGAATGCTAAATTCGCATAAGAAGATGATACGGCATAGGATGATGAAATTACATTGGTAACACCCGCGCCATTTCCAACAAAATACGATGCGGTAATGGGTCCAATGATGTTTAACGAACCTGTGTTTACCGTATTTGTTGTAATTATTTCCTCAACGGATGCTCCCCCACCTGAACCAGACTTAGCAAGGAATACCTTACCGTCGGTGGTGTTAATTGCCAATTCACCTAATTGTAGACTGGCATTTGTTGGTTTTTGACCTGATACACTACTTCTACGTAGTTTTACTATTTGCGCCATATGTATGGTTCATTATTTTTTTCTTGGTATATACCAAATTATAACCTATTTAGGTCTATTAATAAATACTTGTTTGGGTGAAATAAAAAACCCCGATTTCTCGGGGTTTAATATGTTTGTGTTTGGTTAAGTTAGTAAGTTCCTCCGTCAATAACCGTGGAGAACACTAATCCACCATTGGAATTTTTATAACCTAAAATTCCATCAAGAACGTCTGTTGTCTCGGTTGTAGATACATAACCTAAAACATTAGAACTATTTTTAAATACTATTGCAGATGTCTTTGAGTTAGCGTCAGCTCCTCCAGCAGAACTTAATGTTACATTACCAGCAATTAAAGTTGCACCATTCGAAGATGCTACTGTAAATTTATTGGTATTGTATGCTAAAGTTGTTGCATCATCGTACAATAAACTATCTCCGATGTTGTTTGCGCCTGTTGCTTTAGTTATTCTATTTAATATTAAACTAGCTTCAGAACCATGAGTTCCCGCAGTTGTACCAACCAACTTACTTGATTGTAAACTTGATGAAACGAACATCCAGTAGTCGTTCTGAGAATCCCATACAAGTGACGCGGATATTCCTGATGAACCTGAATCGATTACCTCAAAACCGGCATATCTTTCAAATGGTGAATATGCGTTTAATCTTATAATATTATCATCCAATTCAATAACGGATGAGGATATATGAACTTCAGTCGCACCTCCAAGTAAACTTAAATTACCCGTAACTGTTAAGTCACCACCAATCGATGTTCCACCTGTAATTGTTAAAGTACCACCTGTAATATTCGTTGAAATTAAATTCGTTGTTGTTGCACTTGTTGAGGTGAATGATGAACCAGCGCCTAATGCTACGGTTGATGGTAAACTTACTGTCCAAGTTCTATCACCTGTCAAGTTTTGTGCTCCACCTGTAACTGTAACTTGGTTTGTAGTTCCTGTAACGGTTAAACTTCTGTCGGCTCTAACAGTTTGAGTGGTACCTGTTGCTTGTGTTCCTAATATAACTTGATTAAATGTGGTTGTTGCGCTTGTTCTAATATCTTGGGCTAAGTCATATTGTAAAGTATTGGTATTATCATTAAATGTTGTGGTTAAACCTTTAGCAGCAACACCTGCGAACGTGATTGTTTCAGTTTTAAGCGCAACACTACCGAGATTGGTGGAAGAACCATCGGAGGCGGTTACAAATAATGTAGATACGATACCTGTCAACTGAGAACCATCACCTATAAACGAACCTGTAAATGTTGATGCGGATACTGCACCTGTTAAATTAGCTGAACCCTGAACATTTAATGAACCGGTTATTGTTACAACATCACCACTATTATCACCGAGATTTGTGTTACCTGTTACAGTTAGATTGTTTGTTGTTATACCACTTGCAACATATAGATTTCTCCATTGTTTGGATGATGAACCAAGGTCGAATGCATTGTTTACGTCAGGAATGATAGAAGAAGAAACTTCGGCGCCAAAAGTAATATAGTCGGTATTTGCATCACCCACGGTGATGTTACCACCTAAAGTGATATTACCGTCGATTACCGCATTGCCTGTTAATTTTAAATTTGAACCGGTAATATTTCCTGTAACTTGAGAATCACCACCCACGGTAAGATTATTGGTTACCCCTACAAAGGAACCAGTTAAAGACGTTGTAAAGTTACCGGTACCTCCCGTAATATTTGTTACGTTGGCATTTGTACCTGTTAAACTTGTAATTGTAACATTGGCAATGGTATTACCTTCAATGTTACCCGTTAAATCTATTTTTCTATTACCTCCAGCCGCTAAAACATACAACGCTTCGTCTGTTGTTGAGTAGAATGGCGTACCATCAACTGTGGTTCCGAATGAACCAGCAGCAATTGTTGGTACGGTTGAACCCTCATAAATTTTAGAAATGGGATTATATCCACCCGCAATTTCGTCCGCGCCAATGAATACCCACGGGCCGTTCATTGTACCGATTGAGCCGGTGGCGACCACCACTTCACCAGACCTAGCAGTTACGTTTTTGAGTTGTGTGATACTACCCCTTCTGTGCTTAATTATTTGTGCCATGTTTGTTTATAATTTTTCTTCTTTTATATAAATACTTAATTTTTCCTTTAAAAGAACCCTCCGAGGTCGATTTCTGTCATTGCAGTTGGGCTGGAAAAAGTACCCAATCCTTGAATATTTAAGGAGGCGGAAATAATTTGAGCTCCGATTAAGTTTTCAACTACTTTCATTGCTCCCGATACAATTAATGATTCTGATGCTGGGTTATTCTTTTGAACCAAGGTTGTTATTCCCTCAACAATAAGGTCACCTTTAATTGTTGTCGCACCACTCATGGTAATCATAGAACCATCGTCAATGATTCTTGAATCTTCTAATGTAGTACCATTACCATTTAATTTTTGAAGGTGGTTTGTGGTTCCGGACATACTAACTAAAGTAATGGTTTGCTCGGAACCTAAGGGACCGGCAATCCATCTATCATTAATTGAATCCCATAAAAGACTACCTGACACAAGGGTCGGAGCTGTTGGGTCTTTCACCAATAAGCCACCGAAAGCATTTGCTGTCCCGTTTAATTCGATAATATTATCGCCAAGGCTAATTGTATTTGATTCAATTATGGTTGTTGTACCATGAACAGTAAGATTACCCCCGATGTCTAAAGAACCGGAAATATCCATATCCTTTACGTAAATTCCATCTAGGGGGAAAGGGTCACTACCCAAAACCACCGTTGTACCCGAAGGTGGTACGGTATTTATTTGGGTCCAATTAATCTGCTGTAATGCCATGTAAAAGTAAAGTCTTTTACATAAATATTTTATAATCGTTTATGCGCATAAAAAAAGAAGATTTTACCCATCTTTTTCTTCTGTAATGTATTTTCTTATTATTCCGACCGCCTCATCTTCACCTTTAAAATCCCTTGTGGGACAAAAAACTGGACCATTATTACTACCCTCCTGTCTAACAAAAAAAGTTGGTAAATAATCTAATTTAGTCTGATTTACCACTTGGTCCCACAATTTCTTGTTTGAATTTACCTCATATTCGGTAAATGGTAGTGATTCCTTTCGAAGTCTTTCTTTTAATGTTTTACAAGCACCACAACCATTTAATGTAAATAAGATTAATTTATTAGGCATTTTGTTCAGTCAATTGTGATAAATATTTTTTATAAATATCGTCTGGTAGGACCCCTGTCAACTGTCCTTTAAATGATGACCCATTGAAAAAAATAATTGTTGGTATTGAACGAATACCCATATCCATAGTATAACTACCATTTTGGTCTACGTTTACCCTAACGAATTTAACATCGGGATACTCAGACTCAAGTCTTTCTAATCTTGGTATCAACATCTTACAAGGTCCACACCATTCCGCATAAAAACCCACTAATAATTTTTCTCCATGGGATTTCAATCTTTCCAATTCTTCACTCGTTACGTTCTTCATTTTTTTATATATTAAAACCTATTTGACTTTTATTATCGCTTCTATATAACTCTTCGTCTATATTGTAAATATCCGCTAAACACATTCCTTTGTCAACATTATTATATTTACCAATAGATTTTAATAATTTTTTGGTATCGTCAATTGACAGATTTTGGAATTTGTGTTCTACAATCAATCTTCCTTTTCTAAGAAGAGCACTATCTATCTTTTCTCTCTTCATATTAAAGGTTGCAATAATTTGTATGTTTAGACAATCCCCAAGGATTCCGTCTGTTAAATTAAGTATATTAGATACTCCAGCGGATGAACCATTAGTTTCTCTATCTGCAATCACTCTCTCTGCATCTTCCACAATGAGGATTGAGTTTTTGTGTTCCATCAAAAACGGAATAATGGATGGTTCAGATAATGATTCCGCCATTGATGGTGGAATGAATAGAATTTCTTTATCGATGATTAATCGAGTAAGATATTTGATGTATGATGTTTTACCTGTGCCGGGGTCTCCATGAAAAAGAATTATTCCCTTATCATTTGGGGTATTTAATCTTTTTAAAATTACCTCGTGTATTTTTAAAAACTCTTTTCCGTAGTTTAGTTCTAAATTCATATCGGGAACATTTAAATCATATTCCTCAATATCCAAATGCCCCATATCGGACTTAACCAAATTAATTCCCGATTTTTTTAATTCAATTACAAACTCATCGAGTTTAAACAAATCAATATAAAAAGACGAGTCTCCACACCGAGCATCATAATTCATAACAATCTCAAAGTACTTTCCTTGACTTTTGTCGTTTGTACTTCTAAGGGTTATAATGACATGTTCTTTATTATGAATTAAAACATATGTGTTTGATGGCTTATCGTATCTTTTTCCTGTGATTATGTGTTCACACACACTCTTGAACCCACTTAAAACTAAGTATGGAAAAATGTCTGGACCATATTTTTTTACTCCGCTACTCATTTTCGATGGTAGTGCATCGAACTTATGAACAAAGTATTGTTCAACAGGTAATTCGTTTCCATATCCTATTTCGTGTAACGGGTAGTTTGATGGTAATTTATTCATCTTATTTTAAATAAAATTTTATATGATTCGGTATATATTCGTATATCGAATCGTCTTCTTTTTCCCCTTCTGTAAATTCCTGCAAAGTTATTCTAACTAATTCGAATTGTGCTCTTGTTAATTGTGGTTCCCCACTCTTTTCATAATTAACATTTGCAATGTCTTTAATTAAATCATAAAACGAATCCTCATCATTACTCCCAATAAAATAGTTTTTTGCTTCGATATTGTTTTCAATATAATTTTTTACATTCTGTAAATAAACCAAAACATTAGTATGTAAATTCATTTTAGTAATTCATAATTAATAACTCAATTCCGTCATTTTGTGTACCATCTTTTTTAGAACCAGCAGCCTTTTTAAAAATTTGTCTTCCCCAACGATAATTTTTTGTAAACATTGATAGTTGCCCATTCTTATCAACACTTGTGGTGTAGACAGGAAACCACTCATGTAGTTGAGAAAATTCATAGTATGATAAACTAAACTTACCTTGAATTTTTGTTAATGTTTCGGCAAGTCTTTTATGGTCTTTAGAATCAAAATCATGATTTGAGTAATAGTTTTCTGTTTTCCAATATGGTGGGTCCATATAAAAATAGGTCTTTTCTGAATCATATTTTTCAAGTACCTGTTGGAAATCTAAATTTTCAACAAATGTTATTTTGTCTATATGTTGTCTATATTTGGGATGTTTTAATTTATCCATTAATATTAAAACTTTACATCTATATTTTCCCTTGTAATCTGTATAGTTTGATGTTTCGGGTTTTGAACCTGAGAATACTTGTGTCAATACATAAACATATTTTGCGGCGGCCTCAAAATTAGGTTCGTCTCCGATTACGTAATCATCGGCAAAGACTTCTCTCTGATATTGGCTAAACATTTGTTCATATTCTGGCGGTGTATTTGTTACACCAAGTTGTTGACACGGATATTTTGCCAGTTCATCCCACAATCTATCATAGTGTTTTGCGCATCTGAATAGATTGGTATTCAGCTTATTAAAATCATTATAAACTACCGTCTTTAGATTGGGGTAATCTTTTAACTCCATATTGAAAAAAACCCAAAACATTCCTGAAAATCCTTCCACATACGTTTCAATGTCTTTGGGTATGAATGGTACTATCCATTTGCCAATTCTGGCTTTGCCACCAATATAAGATATCATATTTGATATTAGTATTAAGTATTTTATTGTTATTATAAATTATAACCAAAAAAGTCGAAAAAAAGAAGGGGTCGCTTATGTTTTATTGGAAATAAATATTGACTATACTCTTTAAATTTCGTAGATTTAATTTGTGTCATGCTCAGAATGTAAAAAGAAACAAACCATCAAAAAGGAAATGATAGAGAGTTCCAAATTTGTTAGTAATGGAGTAATATGGTTTGTTGTTATATGGAGTGGATTTGCCATATATGGAATCATAACCCTTATAAGTAAATTGTTATGAGGAGTGGTAAGTATTTTATAGTATTATTTTGTAATAATAAAAAGTTAAAGGTTTTATATCGTTGTCAAACAATCAAAACACTATATGAACATTGGAGAGAATACAAAACACAAAGACAGCCGAGGTTTATGAAAATACAAGGGGGTAAAAGAAACAAAGAACTTGTGTTTGAATTAGCCCTTATTTTTCCAAATAATAGATGGTCGAAGAAAACCTTTGTAAAAGATGGTTTAGGTAGAAACATTGAAGCTCAAATGGAGGATGATAAGTTTCGTATAAAAGAACTCATCCCGTATTGGAAAGAAGAATACATATACAATTTTCAAATAAAGGACCGCGTCAGATATCACAATATGATGGATGAGATTTTGAAAATAAGAGATGTGGCACAGGTTTTCACATTGAACAATAAACTATTTGTTCAAAATGAAAATGACATATGGTTGTATGGAAACAAAAACCTAAAAGACGCTGAAAGGTTGTTTAATTTAGTAAGAGAAGATTTACTAAACAAAAAGAAGAACAACTTTATTTTTGTTAGAGACGTAACAACCGCACAAAGAAAATCACTATATACCCTGCTTGAATCTAAAGGGTTTAAGAGGTCTGAGCTTTTTCGGCATTACTCTTATTAAAAACAATATCAACAAATCCAATACGAACGGTAAATGAATTACCGGGTTTTGTTGACCTCCTATTTTGTTTTTTATTAATGTAGTCGAATGTATTAAGAAATTCTTTTTCGGATAACTCAAGAACAATGGCGGCGCTTTCAGATTCAATATTCATTTTTTCAACTAAGTCACTTATAATAGCCAACTGATTTAATAAATCACCCTTTTTTTCCATAACCAAATATTATTAGTATCCTATTAAATATACCTATCTTTTTCTTTTCAGGTGCTTTGAACATCTCATCTTTGTTCCAAGATTTGATTTCCTCAATCATCTTCCTCTTGTGATTCTGTATCTCCGATTGGTCCTTCTCCGTTTCCTTCTTCAACCAATTTAATTCCTTTTGTATCTTCTTGTTGTTCTTTGACATTTTCAATAAATGATAAGTCTCTTAATTTATCCAAGGATTGATGTTGAAATAAAATATGAAGTTCTTTAATTTTTGCTTGTAATAATCTATCCTTTTCTTCCAATTCTTTATTTGTGTCAATTATTTCTTTTGCACATGCAAATGCGGTTTCATAACCATTCGATGTCGATTGAGTTATAATTGAAACCAATGTAAATTTTTCGTTCTTGTCCTGTACTTTATATTTGATTGACTTATATGGCGCCATGATATGTTCAAACTTCCATGTCATTGGTAGTTTGATGTCCAAACTAACATTGTTATCAATCTCTCTAAGAGAAAAAAAGTAAGGTCTAAGATATTTTACTAATTCAAACACGTTATTATAGTATAATAAAGGTGATTATGTATGAAACGGCAAGGTATAGAAACACTTCCTCGGTCTTTCCAGCTTTCATTGGTGCTGGTTCTTCCTGAAATAGTTTTAAAGAAAATTCAATTATGAACCTCAAACAAAAAACTATACTCAAGACAAAGAGTAAAAGTTTAATTTGTTCAATCATAATGTTTAATTTCTTCTAAAATTTCTTTTCTATACTGAGCAATTAATATTTTTATTTCTTGAGCGTATTTTCGAGCACGAATCGATGCGCTTCGGTTTCCCTTTTCATATACTTTAGCGGTGTCGACAGACATTTTCTCCACTAACTCTTTTATTTTCTTTAGTGTTTCCATATTTTTTCCGTTTTTATTACCAATATACGGAAAAAATTCTATTTTTTCAAGTTTTGTTCCAACAATTTGTAAACTTCCGTGAGCATATCAAGTTCAGACCTTGATTTTCTGTGCCTAAAGTCGAATAACTTAAAGAAATATTCCCCTATCCTTGTGGTTTTTTTATCCATTTTTGTTTCATAATATGCCTCATAAAAGAAATTCCACATGTACTCATAGTGAGTACCCCTTTCTTTAAAGTGTATCTTTTCCTTTGTAAAATTATCGAGTAGTTTACTCCAACACCAATTGAAGTGGTTTCGTTGGTCCGATTCGTTATATAAAACGTCGATACCCAAAAACGTTGCGTCTACTAAATCATGTAATGAGCTTAAGAAATCGTAAAATAGTTCAATCTTTTCACGATGAATATTGTATGCTCTATACCAAACGTCGATTTGATGTCTGTACTTTTCGGTGGTTTCGTACTCAATATAATAATCCTCTCTCTTTTCCATGGTTCCTTAATACATAATAATAAGGAAAGAAAAGAATAAAAATAAGAATTTACTGAGTTCTTTCGTCGTATCCCAAAATATTCTTCATTCTTTTGATTTCTTCTTCAAAAATTGAAAACATTTTAGGTTTTTCAGATTCTTTAACCACACTAACCTTTGCTGGTACTTTCCAACGATGGCCCCAACTTACCTCAGGTTCTTTAGCTATTTTCTTAGCCTTTCTTTCTATCTTTTTACCTATTTTCTTTCCTAAATCACTTTTTATAACGTTTGCCGCGTCTTGTGAGTTACCCATTGTTGTGTCACCTTCTAATGCTTTCTTTAATCTTGCTTTAAATCTTTTAGATGGTTCATAACCATAATTGAGGTCTTCCAATCCTTCACCTCTAAAATCATCTATAGTTTCATTCTCATCTTCAGTTGTTCTATCAGCTACGGTATCACCCTTTACAATGGCTTTTGGAAATTTTGGATTGTCGTTACCATCAAAAGATGAGATACCCTTTAATTTTTTCTCAACATCTGCCATGTGAGATTTTGAATCACTACCTGAAATTTTTTGAGCTTTTTTAGTTACCACTAAACCCGGTACTGACTCATTTACTATTTTAGAAATCAAAGAAACTAACTCACTTTCTGTAAGTCTTAAAGTTGTTTTTTTAGATTCTTCCATTTTACGCGCACCACATTCGTTACAATTACCCTCTTCATTCATAATACCGCCACATTCATTACAAAAACCATGACCTTCTTTAACATCTTCTTTTTTAGTTTTATCTTTCTTTTCTGCCCCTCCACACTCTTCACATTGAGATTCCATTTCCTCAAGTTGCTTCCATGCTTCGTCAACATTAATGGTTTCGGTTCCAATTTTAAATTCTTTGAGACCTTTCTCTTTAGCATCAAGAACTGCTTGAGCTACGTTTTTTACTTTTATTGATTTTTTTTCCATGGTTTTTGTTTCGTTTACTTCTAATTTTTCTCCTAATTCTTCCAATTTATCTATCATTTCAGAATAGGAGTTATATGATGCTTTTTCAATTATAAATTCTTTTTCAGGATGCTCTTTCTTATAAATATCTAAATGTTTGTGTGCTTCATCTTCAGAATAACAAGTCTGAACAGGTTCACCTTCACAGGTTATATGAAATACCTTTTTACCATCCTCTTTTTCTTCAAGAATAGCTCTTCTAACCTCGTTTAATAACGACTCATTTATAATATTATTCAAATTATTTTCCATCTTATTGTATAAATATCTTATTTATCTCATTTAATACAATTTTCTCTATTTCAGAATATGGAATTCCGTATTTTTTAGATGCCAATCGTATTGATTCTTTTAGTCCATCTACCTCTAATAATTCAATGGCGTTTATGTCACCCTGATTACAATATGGAAACCTCTTACACTTTTCTTTTATTTTGATAAACTTACCCTCAGGTCCACCCCACTTAGGGAACTTCTTATCCTTTACCGCCCTACTACTCTTTATACTTTCGGGACCCCCAATACTCAATGGGTTCTTGCGGTTTTTAGATGGGAATGGAACATCATAATAACCTGATGCATCTGCGGTTACCGCTTCCTCTATATCCTCTTCCTCTTTAAGATTATGAATCTTATTAATCTTTTTTTTAATGATTGGAGCTCCGAGTGCGGGTGCGAATGCACCGGCAGCGTCTGCTCCCGTAGCTTCTGTTGTATCTTTCTTTTTTCCTTGACAATGTGCCCTTTGGCTAAAACCTTTTGGATTTGAACAATCGATTGAATCTTTGTATTTTTCACTCCACTTTTCATTCATCTCAACTTTCTGTGTCATATCAACAACCCATAATTTTGGGTTAATTCCTTTATTTATCAATCCCGCCAATCTTGTATTCCCACCTAGTAAATTATAATTATTTTCACTAAACTTGACCACTATTGGTATTTCAATTTCACCCTTCTCAAATGAATCTTCAAATCTCTTTTTCTTGTCATCCTCTAATGTATTGTAATCTAAATCGACATTATATAATACATCTTCTATTTTTTCAAAATTCGTGATATCGTAATTTTTATTTGCAACATTTAACCACCCCTCTTTACCCATTTTTTCAAACACACGGTAACGTAGGGCTTCCATCCATTCATTATCAAAATTAGGTTTAACGTATTTCATTACTTAACTGTTTTCAACGCACCTTCCCAAAATGACTTTCTCTGCCACAGGGTTTTGAATAGTTCAACAACAACCTTTGTAGATAGGTCCACTATTTTATCATCTATATTTTTTGTACCTAACTCCTTTTGAATTATCTTAACAACAATATTATGGGCTTGGGTCGTCTCAAGAAAGTCTTTCATCTCCTTCCTTGATATTTTTTCAATCTCTTTAATATCTGCGTTAGTCAAAGCCATGTTATGATATTCTTCTATTTCTTAGAATTGGTTCCATTGCTGAAGCGAATGTTGGTTTAAATTTTAGTAACTTATCAAACATCAGCAACGTATCATCTTCGACTTTTAACATATCTGAATTAACGTACAAACCACTATCTTCGCCAGCAATAATGACAAAATTTATGTCTAAATCGGTAATAGAACCATCGAGTCTGATTTCAGATTCGTCTATGGTGATACCGGGGTTTAAATCGGCTAATTGAGATACTTGTTGTCTAAAAGAATCGATGAGTTGGCTTATTGAACTCTTCTCATCATCTTTTAATTTCACATCCTCTTGGTCAGTTGAAATTAATTTTATCTCAACGTCATTAACAACCTCAACATTATCAAATTTATCTTCTGAGGATTGTGGTGATGGTACGTCGTCACCGGGTTCAATAGGCTGTGGCCGCGGTTGTTGTGGTTCTGCTTCCTCTATTAAAAGAGAACTTAATTTTGTTATTTTAGACGCATTTATGGTTCTCATTGTATTGAGCATCCCTTTTATCTGGTCATAAGCTGTTTGTTTCTTTGTATTCATCTTTAAAAAATATTCTAAAATTAAATGAAGGGTTTATATCTGTATAAATATTTGAAAAATTCGATTTACAGACTATTCCTTCGAATTTTAGAACATTTTCAAGATACCCCTGAGATGGTACAACTTGGAATGGAATATTACGAGTTTCGCAAAGGTGTTTACATAGGTTAACCACGGAGTCCATTTGACTCTCATTATACTTATCCCAAAAGCAATAGTTCCTCCAAGTTCTTGCAAATGGTTCAGACCTATGTGGGTCACCTATCCAATTATTCATGAACCCCGTAATCGTGTTCTTACTTAACCAACCAAGGTTCTCAATTGCTATCTTAATAAATTGTTTATCGACCTTAGGTTCGTTAAAAGTATTGGAGTAATAATCTGTATCAAAAATCTGATAAATTGTGCCGAGTTTGGTTACAATAAAATGTGGGACCTCATCATAAGTCCCATTATTTCTGTATCTAATCTTATTCAAAAAATCCTCTGTTCTTCTCCCCGTATCGTATAAAAATATTTGTGTCTTCTTTGATTTTCTTTTAGATATGTTTAGATTCTTATTATCTAAACCTTCTACGTTGTGTATTTCCAACATTTCTTACTATAATTTTCCTCATCGGAGCAACCCTCGGTGTAGATGTACCTTCGGGTACTTCGTTATTGTCGGATTCCCAATAGATTGGGTCAGACTCAATAGAATCCTCGTTTTCCAAACCATAGTTTTGAGTACTTTGATTGGGTTGGGACTCTATTTCTAATACTTTTTTTTTTCTTCCTCTGGAGTCTCCGTTGGAAGTTGTGTTTCTTCTATTTCAGGTGTATCTATTGGGGAAATCTCAACTGTTAATGGTTCGGATATTGGGGTTGGTTCCCCAATTATTTCCGGTTGGGGTTCTTCAATAATTGGCGTTGGGGTTAGTTCAGGAATAATACCTTTTAATGCCCTATCTAACTCTTCGGTGTAATCAAAACCATATGGTTTTTCTTCATCAACTTCTTCGGTTTGGATTACCTCGGGTTCTACCATTGGAAGTGGTTCGTCTTGTGTGATTGGTGTTACTTCTTGAATTGTACTTTCAGGTTCCTCAATTACTTCAGGATTTACCCTATCTGTCTCTATAACTTGTATCACCTCAATTTGGGATGTTGGTGTGTTTTCAGGTATTGATATCTCTGTTGGTGTTTCAATAGTTGGTTCGGGTGATTTAATTTCTATTATTGGTAAACCATCTTCCTCTTCTTCTACCAAATCAAATTTTCTTTCCCATTCATCCATAAACATTAGTCTGATTTCTTCGTCAGAAAGAGCTGGCGTTATCGGTTCTTGTTTTAATTTGTCAAGAATCTCCTTAGATAGTTCTGTCTTTTCTTCAATTTTTTCTTTATGTTGTTCTGCCGCCCTTACAAGATTATCGTTTGGCGTTGGTCTATTATTTAAAATTTTTTCAAGAGTTTCTAGGTCCCTATCACTTAATCTAATTCTTGAAACTTCACCAACAATATCTTTTGCTTCGACTACAGGAGTTTCTTCCTTCTTCTCTTCTTCAATTACGTCATTTATTTTCAACCTATCTTCTTCTGTGAATTTAACTAACAAATGAAGAAACGACAGGGAAATGATTGGTAACATACCTCCAGCAAAAAAGGCAAGGAAACGTTTGTGTCCGACTAAGTCAGTTGGTTCCACCCCTAAAATTTCAAGAAGTGGAGAAACCAATTCGACCCACGACATAAATAATGGAGTTGTTATGTCAATATAAGAATAGGAAAAGTATATATTACCAATAAATTGGACCAAAGTAACAATCCCAAATGGAAAGTAAATTTTTCTTCCCATGTTTGCCGAGATTGCCGCAAGTGCAGATAATGCCGCAATTTCCACACCAATAGAAAGATACACCGCCCATGTTATAGGGTTAGATATACCATACCATTTTGTTACGTGGGAAATAGAAACAACCGCAACCGTTATAATCGGAACAACAAACGCCGATATGATAATGGTTTTATAATTCCTATTAATCCAATTCTTCATTAAAACTTAGATTCCAATAAATTTATCTGTTCGTCTATCTCAGTTTGTCTTTGTACATCGAGCATTTTTCTATCAGTTGCCTGAATCATTCTCTTCTCCGACTTTAACCCTTCAACTTGTAAACGAATATCTAATTGTGTCTTATTATATGTTGACTCCCTAATTGTCTGGACTTCTTTTCTCAATTTGGTAAGTTCTCTTGAGTCACCGCAACTCTTGAATAGAGTCAATACTGCAATGACAAAGACTATTACAACGAAATTATTTTCAACAAACTTTTTCATATTTTTTTAATTTATAAATAGTTTAATAATCCATAACTATCGTTTCTTAGTTTTTTCAGGGCCTTGTCACGTAGTTGTCGGATTCGTTCTTTGGTGCACCCAAACTCCTCGCCTAAGTCCTCTAAATTCATTTCTACACCACTTAATCCATAAGACCTATCGATGATTACCTTTTCCCTATCGTCAAGTATGGACAACATTATGTCCACTCTTTTTTTGACTTCATCGGGATTGTTAAGAAACGATTCGGGGTCGTCAGCGTCTTTATTAATGATAATATCAATTAACGTATCACCCTCTTCATTTATCTCATCACTTAGATTTACGCAATGTGGTAAAATGATTTCAGAACCTTTATCTTCATAGTTGATGAAGAATTGGTCATCGGGTTTTGGTTCGTTCTTTATTTTCTTCTGATTCTCTTGAATGATGTTTGATGGGAGTCGAATCATTCGGGCATTATCATTTAATGATGACATGATTGACTGCTTCACCCACCATACGGCATACGAAATAAATTTATACCCACTTTTAGGGTCAAATCTTTCAGCCGCTTTTATCAGACCAATGTTACCTTCAGAAATCAAATCAAGTATATCCATACCCTGATTTTGATATAATTTGGCGACGGAGATTACGAATCGTAAGTTTCCTACCACCAATTCGTCTAATAATTTTTGTTTCTCAAACTTAGACAGGACAACACTTTTAAGTGATGTGAAGATTTCTTCTTGTCTTTCGTGAGTGATTACTTTGATTTTGCGGATATCCTTAATGTACTTTTGGATTTCCTCTGTGTTGATTAAACTAAATTTGCTCATGTAAATAGTTGTTCGCTTGACCTTTTAAGGTAACGAAAGTATTTTAATTTTCAAAATTATCCAAGAACTTTTTTTCGTCTTCTGTGAGACTTTCTATGCCACTTTGTTCGATTTTTTCCAATATGACATCCAAATCTAAGCCACTTGTGGTAACTCTGTTTTCTGAAGTAGTTGTTTTTTCATACTCCACACGTAATGATGTGTGCTCATCAAATGGTTTAAATATGAAATCCTTCATTTGTACAGGTAGGTTAGCACTATAAATGGAGTCCCTTTCAAATAGGAAGTAAAACTTCACAACGTCATTTGTCATAACGCTGTGAAGGTTTTCCGATAACTCTTTTCTTTGTAAATCAGATTCAAATATAATAATGATATTTTTATCGTTTTCAACGACGTATCTAACCGCCTTGACCGCTCTACAACCACCTATGACCTCCAAACAGAAGTATTCAATGTCTTCGTGGTCTTCAAATGTCCCATAAAGAAACAATAAAAATGTCTTCATATTATCTAATTAGGGTTAGTACACCTAATCCTAAAATTAATGCGCCGCCAACAAAACTTTTGAACTTACTTTTTACCTTTTCTTTCTTTAGTTTTAGTTCAACTGACTTTGTATATTTATCAAGTGTACTAAACTTCTCTTCGTGTGCAACGATAATGGTTTTGTAGATTTCTTCCTTCTTTTGCATCGTAACAATTACACTATCCTTCAATGAAACTTTTTGTTCCAATTTACCAACCTGTTCATTAACGAGTTTTAATTCTGCTTTCGCGGAGTCTCCTTTAATCAAATCCTGTGCAATCTGTCTAAATGTTGAAACCGGTAAACACTTTACAGGTGTTTTATTACTTGTATCTGTTTGCGAAAAAGCTGTCAAGCTCAGGTTCAGTAAAATTGCTAGCGCGAATAATCTTTTCATGGTAAATTTCTTTTACTATTGTTTTTTTTGCGTTTATCTTATCAATGTCTTTATCAACTTCATTGATTTCTTCGTTTATTTTGTCAATCTTGTCATCTAAGATTTGTTGAGATTTGTGCACCTCAATAATCAAATTGTTAAGTGAGTCGATATCGGCTTTCGCTTGAGCCGACATGTTCATTTTTGGAGTAAGTACAAACATAATCCAGTATAAAATGAACAACCCAAATAACCCCATGAGTATGGTTTTATAATGTTGACCAATAAACAACACAGAAGTTTCAAGGTTCTTTTTTGCGTTTTTGGACGCGGTTTTTACCTTTTGATTCATATAGTTATTTTACTATAAATATGATAAACATGGTTTATTTTACCTCATAACCCTATTTCTTCTTCTTGATAATTTCATCAATGATACCGTAGGACAGTGCGTCCTCCGAGGATAACCAAAGGTCTCTGGAAGCATCACTTTTAACTTGTTCAGAGGACTTATTACAATATGAACCGAGTAATTCGAATAGTGTTTCGTTTAACTTTTTCCATTCTACCATATCAATCTCCGCATCTTGAATGTTGCCTCTGAATCCACCAGAAGATTGGTGTAACATTGTTCGAGAAAATCTAAGAGAACATCTTTTCCCCTTAGTTCCCGCACCCAATAGGATTGAACCCATAGATGCTGCAATTCCTGTGTTAATAGTACGGATGTCTGAAATAACATATTCCATTACGTCCACCATTGAAAGTCCGGATTTTACGGAACCACCGAGAGAATCGATGTGCATTGTGATATCATTACCATCCAAGCTATCCAAAAACATAAGTTGAGCTTGAACCACTGTTGACATTGAGTCGTTAATCTCTCCTGCCACCCAAATAATTCTTTCCATCATCAAACGTGAGAATACATCCATCACAGTAACATTCATACTTCTTTCTTCAAGAATGTATGGGGTCATACTACTCTCTATTCGTTGATTATGGTAGTGTAGGTTGAGTCCACTAATCCCTTTATCCTTTGCGTACAATTTGAAATCTTGATAATCTTTTGATGTCATATCTTTTATGTTTATCATATTAACAAATATAACCAAATTGTTCCAAAAAACAAAATGGTTAGGAAATTCCCTTGGTTATAAAGTCGACAGATGAAACGTTGTCTTCTTTCTTAACCATAATAATGTTATCTGACCAGTTACGGATTAAAGAATTGTGTGAGATTACAAAAATATGGTCGAAATAAATTTTTATTTTCTTAAAGAGTTCCCCAACCATTTCTAAGTTCTCGTCGGCAATCTTACCAAATACTTCGTCCATAACCACTATATTTGGTTTAGGCAATGAAGAGATTTTGGTTAACACACTTCTAAGTGCTAGTGACGATATTGTTCTTTCATACCCCGAACCCGAAGCAAGTGGTTTTACTACTCTTGTTCCCGAATCAATCATAATAAACTCAACCTCATTCTTATCGTTCACATTTAATTCTAAAATGAAATGACAACTATCAACTAATAATCTGTATAACTCTTGATTTATAAGTGGTACCATGTTTTTCAAAATAACTTTAGAGATACCGTTCTTTCCAAAGATGGTCAAGTATATTTTGAAAATGGATTGGGTTTCGTTCTCTACTTTAATTTTCTTTATTAAGTCCTGATTTATTTTTATTTTTTCGTTCAGGAGATTAATATTATTTCGTAACCTTTCTATTGTACTATTATTAACTCTGATGTTTGCATTAGCAGTTTCGATTTGAGTTCTCAACGCAATAAGTTCAGCATCGATTTTTATATTTTCATCTAATTTCTGCTTATTGCGGTCATAGTTACTGAGTTTGACTTGTAGTTTATCAATTTCATTTTGTTTCTGTTCCGACTCCAATTCATATTTTGCTTTTCTTAACTTGTTCTTTTCGTAATCGTCGTATTCTTTTTTAAGAATTGAAAATTGTCTTTCTTTTTCTGTAACCTCTGCTAACTTTTTTTCATTCTCTATCTTAATTTTTTTAAGTTTCTCAATCCCTTCCTTAATCTTATTGATTTCCTCTGTATGGTCAACTTGGTCTAATGCTCTGTTACATGTTGGACAAATGGAACCCTTTTCTAATTGTTCAACTAAGTTTTCCTGTCTCTTTATTGTATCATTATTAACCCTAACCTCAACAATTACTCCGTTAACTTCGGAGTTTATTTTGTCATGTTCGTCTTCAAGATAATATTGTGATGGTTCTTTAACCTCTACCAATTTAGCATTATCTAAAGAAAGGTTCTTAGATTTAGTTAAATCATTAATATCCCTATTTATTTGGTCGGGATTTGTTTTAATCAGTTCTTGGTCAATGTCGTTGTTTCTTCTTCTTAATGCGTCTTCCTTTTTTAATTCAAGCGTACCAAGTGTTTTCTCATTCTCCCACAATTCATTCTGTTGTTTCTTTATTTCATCATCAGATGTTACAATTTGTTGGTGGAAATCTTCAATGTCAGACTCAAGCTGAATTATATTGTGTTGATTAGATATTAATTTCTTACTCCACTCGGATTGAATATTTTTACAAATTTCTTCCTTTTCTTTTAGGTTTTCCAACCCTAAGAACTTTGTTAGAATCTGACCTCTCTCTGTTGGTTTTGATTCAATTAGTTGTTCTAAATTATAACTAGTGGTAAGAATAGTAGATAAAAAATCTTCTTCAGTTCCAATTGCAGATTTAATAAAAGCTTCGGTTTCTTTTCTTTGTTCACCATTTAAGTTATGTGAATTACCATCCGAATCTATCTTATAAAACTCTAATGGATTTGTATATGTGTATTCACCACTTCTTCCCTTTTTTCTCTCCGCGTTTCTTTCAATAATATACTCTTCGTTATCTATGGTCATATAACCTTTAACAAAGACATTATCAATATTGGTGAATCTATTAAAAACTTCAGAAATGGTTTTTGTTTTAGTTGTCTTATTAAAAAATAAGAACATCAATAGGTCAACGGTTGCGGTAGATTTACCACCAAAGTTTTTAGGTGTTGATTCAACTACAGTGATACCGGGTAAATCGGTAAAATCAATTGAATTGTCTTGAGCATATGAAAGAAAGTTTGAGAATTCTACTTTTTTTATATACCACTTGTTATACTTTACCTTGGTTCCTGACCTTTGAACTAAAATTTCATTTACTTTATTATCCAATCTATCAATAGACCCCCATTTGGTATCAATCTGATTTTCCTTAATAAAATCTTTTATCAAACTTTTCTGATATTCCAAATCGGATATGTTATCAGAAATGTCCAATGACTTCAACCTAGTTTGTTCCGTATTGGATACAACTTTTGTTACTATTTGAACATACTTTGTGTTAAATTTCTTTTGGAAATATGTTTTTACACGACTTATTTTTTCAGCGGTGAAATTCTCTGGGGTGTCCTGCCAAGTCACCTTTATGTAAGGATTAATATAAGACATCTACTTTTTTACTTTTGTAACACCCATTTTCCATTTTCAAAATCATAGGTATCAACATCGGTTTTTTTGAAGGACATCCAATTCTCAACTTCATCATTGTTGTTTGCCTTAAACGTTGACCAAATGATTTTACTCTTGTTCTTGATTGTTGTTGGTTTGATTACTATTGCTTGCGTAAAATCTTTGTTTGTTCTAATGAATATATGTTTCTTTTTGTTTGGTACATACGATTCGTTTACATTATCATACCAATACTTTGTTTTTCTAATAGGAATATTAATAGTTTCAAATCCAAGATTACTGATTAAAGAATATTTTTTATTTGTCCAAAAATCTCCCTCCCATCCACCGGCTTCCATTTCAGCTCCAAAGTCCGAATTATCACAACTAATTAAATCGATTGCAAACTTGTTTGGATGTGAGATGAAAGCATATCCCATGTTTTCTTTTATAAATTTAATTCCAAATTCTCTAACAGGTGTGTCATCATAATTTCTTTTAATAAATGCCATTAATAATTAATTGAAAAAATCCACCATAGGTGGTTTATTTGAGTCTGCCTTCCTCGAAGAACTCAATTATGGAGTTAATTGCCCAAACTATACCGGCAGTAAACATACCATCAAAGAATATAGAGAAAATCCAGTGAATGTCAAGTATTGCAGTTGCTAAACCTCCAAACATAATTGACATAAAAAATCCAACCCATGTGGATGTGCAAAGCGTACAACTAACTAAGTCTCCCAAAAATTTTGATTTTGACTTAATCCATACTCTTTGCTTTTCAAAAATAGTGCCCCATACAATAATTGAGGACATTCCATATGCAATGAACGCCCATAACATTAGTTTTTCCATAGAAATATATTTTATAAAATATAAATAAACTAAATGAAAAAAACAAATCAATCGTCATATAATGATGACATGTTACTATTTTTCATCATCTTTCCTTTTCGACCAACCCCACCAATTGACTTTGTAATTGTGTCAATTTTTTCTTTTAGTTTTATGTTTTCTTCTCTAAGTGAGTTAATCTCATCTGTGTTGATAACCTCTTTAATTACCTCTACAGGAACTTGTACTTCTTTGATTATTTCTATCGGCACTTCGACCTTAACTTCTTTTATAACCTCTTTGGTTATAATTTGAGTTTTGCCTTTAATTTCAATAGGAACCTCTTTAATCACTTCTACCGGTACCTCTATTCTAATTTCTTTAATGGTCTCAACCGGAACTTCTTTTATAACTTCTTTAATAACTTCAACAGGTACTTCTACTTTTTTTTCTATAATCTTTTCAACTTCTTTTATTATTTCCTTCTCAACAATGATTTCCTTTTCAATTATTTTAGTATCGGATTTTAATCCGCTTGGCGTTTCACCATACTTTAATAACGAAAACCCCCTTTCAAATAGTTGTTTGGCTAATTTATCTGGGTCGGAAATATTATTTAACTCACAGTACTGGGTGAATTCTTTATCTAATGTTAAGGAGGTTTTCTTCTTCATTTTCTATGTCTGCGATATCAGATATCGAGAAGTGTAAGAATGGTTGTTGGTTCTTTATGTCATATGTGGAATAATCACCACTACTAACATCATAAATACCATACCCATGATAGTTTACCGTTTCTCCAAAGTTTTGTTGTATAAAAGAACCAATCATAATTGCCTTTCCACCACCGGGTAAATCAAACATTTGTCGTTTGTGAATATCACCACATAGTAATAAATCTAAATCGACAAAATTTAATGGTGAAAACGCTGAATCAAATTCAAAACCTAAGTCGGTTGATAAACCTTGTATAGGTCCGTGAAATAAACCTACATAGAACCCACCTTCTTTTGTGTATTCTGGTTTTTGATTGTGCTGATAGAGTGAGTAAACAACCCATTTAATATTATCATCCTCATACACCCCACTATCCTTATAGTATTTTATTTCATCATGACTTAACAATTCTACAATTGGTGTTATACTATCTAATCGTTGTACGTTATTCTCTAAGAAGTCATGATTGCCGGGTATTATTATAACCCTACCAACATTATCTGCAAGTTCCTTAATGAACCAAGAGGTTAACACCATTTGTTCATTAGAAATATTAATCTTTTGGTGTGCAATATCTCCAGCAATTACAACTCTAACTTCTTTATAATCATAATCAGATAATTTCTTTCTAACATCTTCTAAAAATAATTCAAATTGTTTTTTGTACATCTCATGATACTGATATGTACGAATATGTAAATCGGCAATATGTATAATTTTCTTTATCATTTTTTCATACATTTTTTTACATCCATTTTAAGGATTGTTTGTATGATTTCATATGGTACTTTGTATTCTTCAAACATACCATCTTCTTTCAATAAAACGACAACACATCCTAATAACTTCAAATCTGAAAATTTAGTCTCATCTAACATTTTTAATAGTAACTTTCCGTACAATGGCAATTGAATGTGGTAATGATTTAGTGATGTGTTATGATAGTTGTTGAACGGTGATAACATCATATCTGTATATGGTTGTACTTTGAAATTTTTTGGTTGGTTTGTTTTCCAGTCTGTAATTACAATACCAAAACCATCTTGCTTTTTGTTTTCCATCAACCACATTTTATCGGGTTGACCTGTGTATCCTAACTCAGGGTCACCTATCACCATTTCGGTGTCTAATAATACTGCATTTCTCTCCGCCATTAAATCAAGAAACTTACTTCCCGCTTCAACCATCTTATCACTCTTAACAATCTGACTGTGGTCGCATTGAAATGCTGGTTTCCTCACATTTTTATACGAACCATAACGACTAATGGCCTCACATTCCAATAGATAGTGAACACGACTACCCATATTTGTTGAGTGTTTGCCCGATTGTTTCCATTGTTCAAGTAACGCTTGTTGTTTTTTTACGTCACCACCTGAAAGTTGTAATGATTTACCTTCAGCATCAAATGGGATATAAAAATTCTTTACGACTTTAGACACCGAAGGGAAGTTTTTCTTCAGTTTCCCATTAGTATCTCTCATGAAGTAAACGTGGTCTTCTTCAATGAATGTTAATTCTAATTGTTCTCTTCTTTTATCGAGAGCATCTCTTATTTCTTGTGTTATTCCTACTAAATCCATTATACTAATCTAATTTAAATTCAGGATACTCTATAAGGTTACCCTGAAGGTCGGCGATATCTTTATCTTTTGGTAATTTAACAATATAAACCTTACCCATTAGGTTTCCACAATTGATTTTGTGATATAATCTCTCCGCATCGCCCCAAGCGTCTCCATCCAAAATAATTGTTAAACTATCTGCGTTTTCATAAACTTTTTTGAATAGTAAATCACCAATATACTTACCCAACATTGGTATAGAATTGGGTAAAAATATGGAATCAAATACACCCTCAACCAAGCATACTCTTTTTTTCCAATCAATCAAGTGTTCATTCCATATAATATTCTCTTTTTGTACGTCAGGGTTTTTATATTTCATCTTAGTTCTCGACAAATATGAACGTGCAATGAAATAATTGACATACTTGCTCTCATCATATGAAGGTATAATTATTCTATTTGCGTATGGACCATCATAACAGAATCCGATATTATATTTTTGAATCATCTCTTCATTGATGTTTCTACTTTTAAGATACCCAAACGCTTGTTTGTGGTGATGAGTAAGTTTTAGACCGGGTGACACATCTAATATTGGTATAAACTCTTTTGGTAATCGTATAATTTTCTTTACATTTTGTGCATATTCAATATCTTCCGGCTTTAAAAGTTCATATCTTTTAATGTGTTTTTGTGTCCCATATTTTTTTATTAGTTTGTGTAAGGACCCGTGTGTTTCGTGTGTTTCCGCACATGACCAACATTTAAAAACACCTCTTTTATAGTTTATTTCAAGGTTACCTTTACCATCACCACGCTCAAGTCCTTTAATGTCATATGAACATACAGGACAATCAAAAGATATCTGACCTTTGTAATCATTGTGCATACGATAATCACCAAGGATATCCTCGATGATTTCAATTATTGGTTTGTATTCCGCAGACACAGATGACATATGGAATAATATAAGAAAAAAAAGTGAAAAAACAAACGAGCAAAAAAAGGACGGGGGTTACACCGTGCCCCCGCCTATACGGCTCCACCATTGTTACCAGTATATCCTGGCAACAAATATTTCAGGTTTTTGGGTTGGTTGACCAACCACGTATATTTCTATACGTCCCGTACTTAAATAAATATAATTAAAATTTTTTTAAAATCAATAATGTTTTGTGGTTTTTTGCATATTAACATATCCTATGACCGCGGTTGCTGCGTCACTCATATCATAATTTTCTTTTTTTAAGTTACCTGTTTTACCATATAACCATTTTATTTCAGGACAAACTTCGTTTACGTGTTCCCATATGATATGTTTTTTGTCTATATCTTTTGGTAGTCCACCAAATAGTACATTTTTTCCTTTATCGTTTTGTCCAACTAAACTTGGAAACGCAAATTTTCTTGCATTGTATGTGGAAATAAATATTGGTATAACACCCAATACATCATAACACGCCCTTAATATCAAAGTGTTGTATCTTAAAAGTGTACCAATCGTATAGATATTGTTTGATTGTAATAATGGTTCCTCAATTACCACTTCAGTAATTCCAACATCTTTATAATTTTCTATATGCTTTTTAAACGCATCTGATTTTTTTACCAACTCTTCAATCTTCTCTTCGGGTTGTGGTTTTATTTTGGGTGAAAAGTGGGTCAATTCCAATAGTTTAGAAGAATTGATATCAAACAAAGCCCATCCTATTGTTTTTGTAGAAATATCTAACCCCAAAATTTTTGGGGCATTTTTTAATTTTAAACTCATATAAAAATATATAGAGAATATTTTGGAAATAGTAAAGTATTAGAAGTCTAGATTTACAGAAAATACTTGAGTACCAACTCTTTTAACGGGATTAACTGCTTTTGCAACCACTAATGGTTCTTTATTACTATTGAGTAAAACAATTTCAGTTATTCTTTTATCCATACCCGTCACATAGGTTGGATTTTGTGTAACATTAAATTGTGATGTTGGTAAATTAACTAAGAAACTCATTCTTTCCACATCGATTGCTCTTACTACTCTTACACTACCAGGGAATGGTTGTTCATCTCCAAATTGTGGAAGTGTCGATGGTTGGTCGGGTACATTATCCAAAAATGTCTCAATATCATATGGGGTTGCGCCTGTGTACATTGGGTTAGTAATGATAATTGAGTTACTTGTTAATCCTGTTTGGTTAATTAATTGACCAACAGTATGTCCTGTAATAAAAGATGTATAATTGATTCTTTTCCAAGCATCGTGTGTTGGTAAGTCATTTAATGATGTTATTTGAACAAGAACTTGGAATTCATTTGCAATGTGACCAGTTGTTGCACCATTACATAAAGTTGTTGACTTTAAGAATGGAAAACTTCCATTATCAAAATTGATGTACAATTGTGATGGTCTAACCAAACATGGGTCATCGGATTGAACATCTACTCTTGAAAAATAATTACATGGTAGACCATTTAGCGCGGTGTCTCCCGTGTAGTTAAACATATATGTTACCCAAACGGTTTGACCCGATGTTGAACCCGTGAAGAACGATTGAGTGGCACTTGCATCACTTGGTACCAATGCAACTTTTGGTGCCGGTAATGTATATTTTCTATTCGATTTATAATCAAGTACCGCAACCAATTCTTGGTCATCAAATACAATAGTTTTGTTATTTACAAATACTTTACCAACTCCATAACCTTGTTCGTCTAAAAGATATCTGAACTTCAATAATTGATTTGAATTTTTTAAAGACTTCATAAAATAATCGGTAGTATCCATTGAGAACATTGCTCCGATTGTGGTTCCTGTGTTTCTGTGATATTGAATAAATGGTATGTAAACTTGGAAATATTCTAAATCAGTAATTTCATTGCCTAAGTCGTCTTCCAATAATGCATCCGCGGGAACGTTATTTGTACTGCTGTAATCGTCATATTTGAAAAATCTCTCTGTGTCATTTTTTAAATCACCCAACTCAGAATAATGAATAATTGCCACACATCTTTGTTCTTCAGGTTTTACAATTATCTTTTCATCATAAGCATTATAGAAAGATGTTACACCAGTGATTGTTCCACCCGTTGCATTCACCCAAGTTTGCCCACTTGAAGTTGTGTATCCTAAAAATTGTTTTGTTGAAACGTATTTGTTTGATGTGAATCCGGTTAAACTTTCATCCGTTGTTGGGACATCAAATCCAATTGGTTTTTTACCCCAAACAACGTTTAATGTCCATGAATTAAGTTGTTGGGATGGGTCAATCTCTTGTGGTCTACAATTAGAGTTAATTGGTTCTACTGGATATTCGTTTTCACAAGAATTACAAATTACTTGTGCGTTACCACTACAAGATGAAAGATTAGGTAAATTTCTGTCAAGTGTAATTGTGTTTCCACTTACACTCATTACCTGATATATCAAACTATTTGATTGTCCTGAAATAACAGGATGAAGTGGGTCTGTTCCTGTAAACGTTGTAAATGCAATTGTAATAAAATCACAATCATTAAAACTTGAACCCGTAGGTACAACAATTGTGTTTGTTCCTGTAATTGCTGAGAGTGGAACTAATTGTGTTGTACATTCTATTGTTGTTCCTGTACATCCTACAGCATCATAATCTTTATATTCCGTAACAAATCCTGCAGGACCCATTACATTTCTTATTGTCTCTGTTGTAGAAAATTCAATCGGTACACCATATGTTGTTGTACCTGTGGCAGAATCTAACTTATACGGGTATTTTACCCCCCCTTCTTTATCAAAAGGTGAGAATACCGATTGATGGGGTACACCCGCCAATCCAGTAAGTCCTGTAAATGGGTTTGTGTAATCAAACTCGGAATCTCCGATTTGGAAATAAGATATGACAAAATTACCCTTAGCAATAGAATTTCTTCCCTTTTGGGTTATTCTTGCTGATAAAAATTCCGAATTATTATTACTTAAAAAACTCATACTTTATTATAAATATTTTATTCCACATTTTATAGAGATAGGCAATCTCCGTCAATTGTACAATTTGTAAGCTCATTTGTCCAACTAAGTGGTGATGGGCAATCAATTAAAATATTATTTTGTACACATACAGGTGCTGGGTACAAACCTCCTGGATTTACACAAATAAATGCAGTAAATGTCCCGTTACCATTATCATAAGTAAAAAGATTACTTATCAAATTGGTGATTGTTCCTCCAGAACATGGTGAATATCTAACATATAGGTCAAAAGGTAATTGAGCTGTAGTATATGTCATGCTAAAACAAATGCATGGTGTTGTTGGTGTATTAGTTAAGGTTATTGTAGGTGTATTTGTGGCTGTTAATGTTGGACTATTTGTTGGTGTTAAAGTTTGTGTATTTGTGGCTGTTAATGTTGGGGTATTTGTTGAGGTGGCGGTTGGTGTTTGAGTATTTGTTGCAGTGACAGTTGGGGTTGGAGTATTTGTTGCACCAACACCATAATCACAACATTCATCAAGGTTTACTTTAAATACCTGTTCACAACAACCAATACAAATCATTTTAACATATACTTCAAGTAATGTTGGAGTCAATCCTGATAGGTTTATGCTACCTCCTGTTATCGATGTAAATGGTGTTGCACCTGTTATTGTATTTTCTGTTAAACCCGTATATACCGCACAATCGGTATAATCTGAACCCGAATTTAAATGTATCAGTACCCCTTTTGGTGTTGCGGTATCAGGTACACAAGGTCCGGGTGTATTTGTTGGTGTACTTGTTAAAGTAGGCGTACTAGTGGGCATTTGCTATTAATATATTAGATAAATAGTTATTTGTAAATTTTATTAAAAAATTAATAATATCAAGGTCCAGATGTGGCTTACTAGAAACTAACAACTTCCTAAAACTATAATATTTCCTGAACCGCCCGTTTGTACAACGGTTCCTGTTTCAGCACATATTGTAATGCCACCTGCACCAACGGTCTGCGTGAAGAATGAACCACCGCAATCAAACCATTCAATACTTATAGATGGAGTTCCTACCACATAATAGTAATTACAAGCAATAGACGTAGTTGGTGTTGGTGTATTTGTAGGTGTTTGTGTTGGCGTCTCAATTTGGGTTGGATTTTCAGTATTTGTAGGTGTTAGTGTTGGAGTACTTGTTAGTGTTGGTTCTTCAGATGTTAGTGTTGGAGTACTTGTTAGTGTTGGTGTATTTGTAGCTGTAAGTGTTGGCGTCTCAGTTTGGGTTGGAGTCGGAGTTTCAGTATTTGTTGGTGTCGGTGTATTTGTTGTCGTAGTCGTTGGAGTTTCGGATGGTGTACCTGTAGGTGTATTACTTGGTGTTTGCGTTGATGTAGGTGTTGGTGTAGTGGAAACAGATATACAATCATCACATCTTAAATCAACCAAGACAACTTGGTATCCTCCCTGTAATTTTGGTGTACTTGTTGGTACAGAATTAATATGATTATCACAATGTTCGATAAACAGATAAACGTGTGTATATGTACTATCAACACTTAAACTAACTGTATATCCAGAAATATAGGATGCCGATACTGTACTAACAAATGTTGCAGTATTAATATCATGTGTTGTTCCCGAAAAAACATCAAAGTTTGTACAAGGTGTTTTACTTGTAAATTTTGATATTTGAACTTGATATTGTAAGTTTGGCATACGTTTTTTTATTTTTATTTATTAACATCCACTTCCTAAAAGACATTCAATTTCTACGCTTAACCCTGTTGAATGATATATGTACGTATTAACAAGTGGTTGATATGTGAAAAAGCCAAGAAATGATGTATTCAAAGACGATGTGGTATAAATCGCAGTGGTACTATCTAATAAGTTAGTTACATTACAATCTGTATAAACAGTTGTTGGTGTGGTATCTATACATTGACAAACCCCTCCACTACATGTTGACGAACAAACACCAATTGTCCATGCTTTGTACGCACAAGTTTCAGTGGGTGTACTAGTTAGGGTTATTGTGGGTGTACTTGTTAAAGTAGGCGCACTAGTTTGAGTTGGGGTTTGTGTTGTACCCAATGTTGGGGTATTTGTTAATGTAATAGTTGGGGTATTTGTTAATGTAATAGTTGGGGTATTTGTTAATGTAATAGTTGGTGTTGGAGTTGGTGTAGTGCCTGTTAAACATATAACATCAATATTAAAACATATTGTGTCATAACACGAAAATGCTTTACTATCATTTGTATAAATGTTTTTTATAATGTATCGACCTGTTGTTTGGTCAATCATTTTTATCCAATATTGAGTATCAAACGTTAATCCTGAAATTTCAACAGTGGATGAGGTTAAACCACTCGCATGTAATGTGAATGTTGTATTATCATATTCAGGCCAAGGATTTACACCACTTTTGTACCTTATGGTGTAGGGTCCATCTGAAACTATATTATATAATCGAACATTTAATCCCATATTATATCATAAATACTTTTATTTATTTTATATACAATGTCCAACAGCGGCGGTTATGTACACAGTTGAATTGCAAGGTATATCCACATCATAAAACACAACTGTACTTCCACCAGTATTCAACGGATAAAAACATTGTATTCCATAATTAATGGCAATATTTTGTCCAGCTAAACACGGACCATAGTCAATTTCAACCGTTACATTTGAACCATTAACATTGGATGTGAAGAACCCAACCCCATCACCTTGCCCAATCGGGAAATTAGCACCACTTGAGTAAGTTATATTATTGGAATTGAATCTAACTCCGAGTATAGTAACATTATTACTATTTTGTGTAGTTACCTCAACAAATGCAAATGGACAAGAAAATGTACTAGGTGTACTAGTTAATGTTGGTGTTAGTGTTGGTGTATTTGTTAGTGTTGGTGTGTTTGTAGCAGTTAAAGTTGGTGTATTTGTAGCAGTTAATGTTGGTGTATTTGTTGCAGTTAATGTTGGTTCTTCAGATGTTAGTGTTTGAGTACTTGTTAGTGTTGGTGTATTTGTAGCAGTTAATGTTGGTGTAGCAGTTAATGTTGGAGTACTTGTTAGTGTTGGTGTATTTGTAGCAGTTAATGTTTGAGTACTTGTTAAAGTAGGTGTATTAGTAGCCGTTAACGTTGGCGTATTTGTTGCAGTACTTGTACTTGTTAAAGTAGGCGTATTTGTCAATGTAGGTGTATTTGTAGCTGTAAGTGTTGGAGTATTTGTTGCAGTACTTGTACTAGTTAGTGTTGGTGTATTTGTGGCTGTAAGTGTTGGAGTATTTGTTGCAGTACTTGTACTAGTTAGTGTTGGTGTATTTGTAGCCGTTAACGTTGGCGTATTTGTTGCGGTACTTGTGCTGGTTAATGTTGGGGTTTGAGTTGCTGTAAGTGTCGGAGTCTCAGTTAATGTTGGCGTATTTGTTGCAGTAAGAGTGGGTGTATTGGTTGCAGTACTTGTACTAGTTAATGTTGGCGTATTTGTTGCAGTTAGAGTAGGTGTATTGGTTGCAGTACTTGTACTAGTTAATGTTGGGGTTTGAGTTGCAGTTAGAGTAGGTGTATTGGTTGCAGTACTTGTACTAGTTAATGTTGGAGTATTGGTTGCGGTAAGTGTCGGAGTCTCAGTTAGTGTTGGAGTATTGGTTGCGGTAAGTGTCGGAGTCTCAGTTAGTGTTGGTGTATTTGTGGCAGTTAATGTTGGAGTATTTGTTGCAGTACTTGTGCTAGTTAAAGTAGGTGAATTTGTTGCAGTAAGAGTGGGTGTATTTGTGGCAGTACTTGTACTTGTTAAAGTAGGCGTATTTGTTGCAGTTAATGTTGGAGAGTTGGTTGGTGTTAATGTTGGTGTTTCAGTTAGTGTTTGAGTATTAGTCGGCGTTAATGTTGGCGTTTCAGTTAACGTAGGTGTACTAGTTGCTGTAAGGGTCGGTGTTTTAGTTAATGTTGGAGTATTAGTTGAACTTAATGTAGGGGTATTGGTTGCGGTTAATGTTGGTGTATTTGTTGCAGTAAGAGTGGGTGTTTGAGTACTTGTTGATGTAACAGTAGCGGTTGGTGTGGGCGTTGGACAATCTGTTGAACTATTTGCAATTGCCAAACCACTTCCGTTATCTTCAACAACAAATAGTATTGAAGTGCTTGGTGGGTTTACATAAAAGATGGTTGATGACGAATTTGTGATAAGTTGTAAATCTGCAATTGTGTATGGATTTGTTGCTGTGTTATCTTCGTATAATATTTCACCAACAGATAAATCGTCTTGTGCATAAATTGTTATAGAATTTTGACAAGAACATGCACTACTAATTGTAATATCAATACAATAGATTGCTCCATCTAATAAATTAGTAAGAGTTGGAGTATTGGTTGCGGTAAGGGTTGGTGTCTCCGTTAATGTAGGTGTATTCGTAGGTGTTTGAGTTTGAGTCTCTGTAGGGGTATTAGTTGCCGTTAATGTAGGTGTACTTGTTGCAGTTAACGTCGGAGTATTGGTTGGTGTTTCGGTTGGTGTACTTGTTGCAGTTAACGTCGGAGTATTTGTTGATGTACTTGTTGCAGTTAACGTCGGAGTATTTGTTGATGTACTTGTTGCAGTTAACGTCGGAGTGCTTGTACTAGTTAAAGTAGGTGTATTGGTTGCAGTAAGAGTGGGTGTAGCGGTAAGGGTTGGAGTTTCAGTTGAAGTTAATGTTGGTGTATTTGTTGCTGTAAGGGTTGGAGTTTCAGTTGAAGTTAACGTAGGTGTTTCTGTTAACGTTAGTGTATTTGTGGCTGTTAATGTAGGTGTTTCAGTATTTGTAGGTGTAAGTGTTGGTGTATTTGTTGCAGTGCTTGTACTAGTTAAAGTAGGTGTATTGGTTGCAGTAAGAGTGGGTGTATTTGTTGCAGTGCTTGTACTAGTTAGTGTTGGGGTTTGAGTTGCAGTAAGAGTGGGTGTATTTGTTGCGGTACTTGTGCTGGTTAAAGTAGGTGTATTAGTAGATGTAAGTGTTGGCGTATTTGTTGCGGTACTTGTGCTGGTTAAAGTAGGTGTATTTGTTGCAGTGCTTGTACTAGTTAAAGTAGGTGTATTAGTAGCTGTAAGTGTTGGTGTATTTGTTGCAGTGCTTGTACTAGTTAAAGTAGGTGTATTGGTTGCAGTAAGAGTAGGTGTATTTGTTGCGGTACTTGTACTAGTTAAAGTAGGTGTACTTGTGGCTGTTAGTGTATTAGTTGATGTTGGCGTACTTGTGGATGTAAGAGTTATTGTTGGAGTACTAGTATAGGTTGATGTATTCGTGTTTGTTAATGTTGGAGTACTTGTTGATGTGATAGTAGGAGTTGGTGTTAGTGTTTGTGTGCTAGTTGGTGTGGGTGTGTTTGTGGGAGATTGGTCGCAATCAAATGGTGATTCAGATAAATCATTATTGGTTGGTGGTGTTGCACAATGTACGGGGTCACTATAATATTGACCTAAATCAAAATCAATATTTGGATGTTTATTGTATAGATGTTTCATCAAAATTTGTTCATTTGAATTACCATCAAATACAACAATAAATGTATCAGTCAATGGTGAACCATTTTTTTGAACATTTAAGTTAAAATATAAACCAGTGTCACAATAATTTAGGTCAACCGCTAAAACTTCTATTGGATAACCATATTGGTTAATTAGAAAATCTCCTTTATCATATAATTCTTTGGAGTGGTCGCAGCAAGGTTCGATGAAATCAATCGGTCTTATTTGTAATTCTTCAGGGAATCTATCATCAAAGTGATATGTTCCATTCGTTACAGAACCGAAATTCTCAATAAATTTATTTGTATAAACCCTTAATTGAGTTGTAGGTAAAACTTCAAATATTTCAATACTATTTGTTGTTGTTTCACCTGTAATTCTATTTTTCTTAACAGAACCAAGACATTCTTTATCAGTAACTAAAAGTTTTTCATACGAATACGTAAATGAATATCCACTTTGAGATGCATTTTGGAATTGTTGATTCGTAAATCCTGAACAAGGAAGATAATTTGCACTTAAAATGTATTCACCTACTTGTAAACCATATACAGATTTTTCTACAATCGTACCACCTGTTAAATATGAATTAATTTGTGAACTTGTTGTTGAACTATTAATTGTTAAACCTGAAGGAACCACTAAAACTATTGAACTATCTTTTAAACCATAATTAAAGTTTGATTTATACTCAACTTTTGGTTGGATGGTATATCCAGTATAATTGTCACAAAACGTTGCTCCTGATATTTCAGATATAGTATTTGAACCTTGATATCCTTGAAGTACAAATAGTTCTGTGTGACTCTTTCCGCTTGGCATTGGACATGGGTCGTGTTCTATTTTAGCTTGTAATCCTTCTATCTTGAATTTAACTTCGTTGTTTGCGGCATCAATAATATTAAAATCTATTACATCAAATTCAGTAACTCCAGTTAGTTTAAATTTACAATCATACCCCGCAACTTTTTCAATGTAAACGTCAGCATTTTGACTATGACCACTTGTACAATTTGCATAAATGTAAAACGGCCATGTGTGATTTTTTTGAACCCCGAATTGAGCACCAATAACATCAATATAGATGTCACTAACCATAATACACGATGCTGGCTCTTCACAATAAAATTCACCATTACCACTAACTTGTACACTTAATCTATCATTTGATTTTATTGTCTGATAATCCGCCTCAAATCTATAATCAAAATAATCTTTTACCGAACAATTCCCAATACCATATTTTATGGATGAAAACTTAATCATTTCTTCACCATTTTCATCTGTAAAGATTTCATAACTTACCATTGGTAAAGTTTCGGTTACATATGTTTGTCCGGTTGTTCCTGTGAATGGTGCGTAAGCATAGTAACCTGAACCATATCTTGATATTGTTATTGAACCAATAAGATTAGTCAACGCTTCAACCCATAGTTGTTTAATTTTAACAATATCAGGTTCTAAATAATCTTTATAATCACAAATAAGTGCAAGATTTACAGGGTCATTACTCACTAAGTCGGTACATCCCGTCATTGGGAATGGGTCATATAACTTAGCACTATTTGTTGTATTTGATGTACCGCTAACCACAACAGTCATTCCTGTTGTTAAACCTGTATATGATGGACCACCATAAATAACCCCATCAATTTCGATTATTGGATAGTATGTTACACCAGTCAAGTTTATTAATCCTCTAAAATTATTTTCTTCACCGAGTAAAGTTTCAACGTCTTCTTCAATTGCGGTTTCAAAATCGGGATATAAGTCCTCGATAAATTCCATTGGTTGGCAATCAAATATGTATGGATATTTCGGTCTACCAAATAAATTGTTTTCTATTAGATTACCTCCTGTCCACAGTGTAGTTGCGGGAACCAATTGTTCTACTAATTGAACCCAATAAGGGCTGATTTTATTTACAAATTCAGCAGCATCAATAAACGTATATGGTTTGAATGAAGTTTGAGAAAAATAATCTCTATAGATATCTTCAAGAACAATATAATTCTTTTTATATCTAATTGTATGAGAGTTCTTTATTACTTTGTGAATAAAATTGTTTGTAAATTGTGCAAACGTTACCCCTGTTTGTGGTGATAATAAATTTGTTGAACCGAATGAAATTTCTAAATCTCTACTTTTTCTAAATAAATCAAAATTAATCGCGTTAGACGCTGAAATATGAATATTAATATTTTTTCTATTCAAAATTAAAGACGAACCATCCAATACATCGTGAGCTTTTGTATTGTCAATATCTGTTTGTAAACCATAACCCGTATCTAATCCGGGTAGTTTTCTGAACACGTTAAAATAATCCTCACCATAAGTAAAAGGTTTATTTTTTGTTTTAATTGTTTTTGTTCTACCAGTGAGAATTGAGTTTTCGGTATCTATAATCGTTGGTGAGCGGTGGTCTAATGTAATATCATACCATCCCGCACCTTTTTGGAAGAAAATGTCTTCAGTAAGACTAAACGCTTTTCTTGGTAACCCTGTGTCAGGGTCAACAGGATAACCTTCTCTATCAAATCCTGTTGAGCCAGTGGTGGTAATCTTAGTATATGTGTACCCTGTTGTATTAAATTGACCCGTTATAAAAGTTTTTTCTCCAACAATAACATTGTATATGTCTTGTTCTAAATCAAAACTCACGGGCATTGATGTTACTTGATAGACATACTCATTAATTTTTATTAATGGTTCGGGAGCTCCTAAGAATTTTAAGAAGAACTCAATAGATGCTCTTGTTCCTTTTGATTTAAAGATATATGCAAGATTGACTAATAATCTTCTGTAGAATTCATGTTCGGCATCAACTAAATTAAAACCAGTGGATACTCCACCATAAGACGAATCTAAACGAGTATATAATACATCGTCTAATGATTTTTCATCAAATAGATTTGTAGTTGATAACCCGAGATTCTCAGATAAATTCTTTAATAAAATATCGGGTAAGTTATTAATACCATCATAACTCACATTTCTCATGTAAGCAATGTTGTCTATGTATTTTTTTACTTGGTCAAAACTTTGTCCGTAAAGTTGAAATACACTTTGAGCTCTTTGGTCTGCGGTGTCAAATTCTAATAATTGTGGTGATGTTAAAAATCTAACAATTGTGTTTGATTTAAATGTATCAATCTCATCACAAACATCTTTTAAACTTTGTACATATAATTCATAGTCAAGACCATAAATTTGTATGTTCCATCCATCCCCTAATGTTGGCCAGCTAAACTCAACGTTTTGAATTGTAACCTTTGAACCATCGGGACTATCTCTCGGAATTCTAAAATTTGATGTGTATGTTGGGCTTGTATCTCTATTGAGTAATGAAGATTCAACATCATCTAATCCATTGTAAAATTCTTCAACAATACCATCATTTGGTCTGATTATAAAGTTTGTTGTACTTGTAGAACCTGTAAATGGTTGACCAATTACAACAAAAACTATTTCATTTGAAGAATTTGGCTCTGTATATTGAAATACAGGGTACGATTCGCCATTTATATATAAAACATACTTATTGTTTGATGAATATAGATTTCTTAATTCATTTTCACTTGTAGGTTTAATCGCACTATTTGGTTCAGATAAAATAATTCCAAATGGATTTGAAACTTTACTTAACTGAATTGTGAATGTTGTTCTGTCTAAACTATTACTATATGAAATATTAAACGCTGAGAATAAGTTCACACCTATAGGACTATCGGCAATTACTTGTAATGCTGCGGGGAATTTTTTTATAATTTTGGTAATCGATACCAAAATTCTTTCTCTTAAAGAACCATATAAAGACTTATCTGCATTTTGTTTATCGTTACGAAATCTTATCGATTTACTTCTTTTGGCCGCAGAACTTGTAGGTTGCTGAGTTGTTACGTCTGTTTTAGTGTCTTCTTTTTTTATATTATCTAAAGTAAGAAACTCAGAAAATGGATTTTTTCTAAAACTTTTAGAATCTTTATCAGGTATAGTTTTATCAATGTCAAATGAGGTATTAACAAGCGCCGAACTTCCGTTGGTAATTTGTCTACCAACAAGATTATCATTAAATGTTGCCGCGCCACTTGGCGCTTGGCTTGGTACCTTTCTTTTCGCCATTATTCGGTAATCGTATCAAAGTTTAGTGTCTCATCTATGTCAGTCCTTTCTTCACGAACTTCATATAATGTCTCATTAAATTCGTCTTTGACTTCGTAAAGATTGTACTGTTTGTATATGTTATTATTATTGTCATAAATGGTGTAGATACCTTGTGAAACAGCTTTAGTTTGATTACCATACAATGCGTTAGCCAATGTACCTGCATCGTGTTCAACCATTTCAACCTCAATTGTTGTTGGGTTAAAAAATGTATTTGTTAAAATAATTTTTTGTGATGGTGTACCAATAAAGGGAACCGTATTTGGTTTATTTGATGGTGCTGAGGATGGTGTAACAGTCAAAAACATCAAATTTGTTGCTTGTTCACTATATTGATATCTGATGGCTTTTTGTGAAGTGCTTGTTAAGTTAGACACAATTGGAGTACAATAAAATGAAGATGTTACAACTCTGTAGAAGTTGGTGATTTTCTTATTATCCGACGTGTTAATATATTCTATTCTATAACCAACCAAACCTTGTGGAGTAAACTTATTCCTGTCTGCGGCTGGTACATTACTTAAATCAATAACCAAACCTCTAACAGAAGGTAATGATGCCAAAATACCACAATCCGTGATTGTTGTACGTATCTGTTTAGGTCTAATATGTAGGGTATATATTCCCAATTCAGAGAAATCTGAAGAAGCTAACTTTAAGTTATACATACCACCCAAAATCTCAACGTTTGGTGCCGCGGCATCATCAGTTGTATTTGAATTGTGAAAAACGGGGGTTAAAACATCGGCTGAACTTAACCTTTTAAGGGTTGCAGTTGCACTATTTGTTCTACCTGAAACGTAGTGATAATATATTTCTACGTCCTCGGGTGATACATCTGCCGGTCTAATTATTCCATAACTACCTACTGCCATGATTTTTTATTAATAAATATAATTTTTATTGTTTTCTTATGTTAAAATACCCATTTCCATAGATATCTAATTCCCCCGTATTGTCTATTTCGGTCAACCTAAGTATTTTTTCCATTACACCCTGTTTACCCCTTTCAACAAATAAATCAGAAAATATGGTTGGTTCGTCTATAAAACCTAAAAAGTGTTCGTTCCTTGTTAACACATAATTTATAACCTCTTCCTTTGTAAAACCAGTTGTTGTACCCGTAATCGTTGTTACCCCATCCGAGAAATCCATATAATGTAGATTGTCTATAGTATATGCACTGAAAGTTACACCGGATAGGGTTCCGGTAGTTACTCCACTATATGTGTTTGAGCCATATAATTTTTTTTCGTCAATTCTACTATTTCCGATTGCTGCGTATGTGAAAGTAGTATTTCCCGTTGTGGTTGTATAGTCAAGATTATTAAGATAATTCAACGTTTGACCTGTTATGTTTGTATACGGAATGGTAAACCCGGTCAATGAACCTAGTGGGTTAGGAACACTTACGTTTGCGGGTACGGTTACCTTTTTCTGCAATTTAAAGTTTAACCAAGGCGTGTTTAATGAAATTGATATGTTTTTTACACCCGCAGTTCCATACGTCTTGGTTGTGGAGTTAAGGGTAGTTCCGGTGTGAGTTGTTAACGTTGATGTTGTGGCATCCCCCCAATCAACTGTGAAGTTAACTGTAAGTATTTCAGATACTTTAGTTGAATCCACCGTATTGTAAACCTGAACGGTGTTTCCTGTCTGAGTGTATGAAAAATTACATATTTGTTCAACTTGTTCCATATATCCATCAAACCCAACCATTACCCCCATTTCATCAACTGACGATTCTAAAAATAGTGGGACATCGTGACTACCGACAGCAGTTGCTTCGGTTATCGAAGACCACGCACTACCTGTCCACTTATAGTATCCTGTTGCAAGACTACCTGTGACATTATAGACAACATCTCCTGTGACGGGTGGTAATGTTGTAGAACCTGACCATGGGACCCAATTACCAAAATAGTCATACCAAAATTGACCACTTAGAGAATGTAGTCTAACATTTGGAATGTTCTTCCTTAATATTTTATAAGAATTTTTCATAAAAAACTATTGGGTCATTTGTTTCACCTATTCTTGAACCAACAGAACCATTAAATTGAAATATTTGATATGAGAAATCACTCCTATCAATTACAACTTTATAGTATAAGTCATTTTCTTCGACAATTGTATCGTTAGGTGTCTTTGTTTTATTTGTAAAATCAAAAATTTCACTTGTCTTTGCATTATAAAATTTGGCGGTCATGTAAAATGTATTTCCAGTCAAATTTGTTTCATCAAATGGCGTATCGTCCGTAAACCAAAAGAAATACATATTCTCTTTATTTCTATAATTTGAACCCATAAAGACAGGGAAATATATGTAATCATTCATCGGTATTGTTGAACCGGATGTTGTTCCTGTATAAAATATTTTTTCACCCAATGGAAGTGCTATGTTTTTAGCAAAAACCATTCTTTTATTTGTATTGTTAGGAGCAACATCATTTGGTGTTTTATAAAATTCTAATCTAAAAAAACTTTCAGTTGATTGTTTTAACATTAAAGCGTTTTCTTGTAATGTTATATCCATTAACTGATAATCTTGTTTAAACGTCACACCCGTAATAATTGGATTTGCGGGGTTTGAAGTATTATACTGATAATCACCAAAGTAAAAGTAGAACCAAATGTCTGTTTGACTAAATCCACTAACATTTGTATATGGTTTATGTATGTATCTCACCGTCTCATAATTCTCTATTGGGTTTATAATCTGATAAAGAATTTCTTTTTCCATGATTTCGGCGGACTCGGTCCACCCCAAATCAGTTTTAAAATTTTGAATTGGGTCTACAATTAAATTTTGGTCAATATTTCTTCTAACTAATTCCACTTTAACACTTAAATCTTTTTATTTTATACTTTCCATCTTTTTTATTGGTATATTGTTGTTCATTACGTAAATAGAAATTAATATCATTTTTTACATAATGAATATTATTAATGTAAGGATGGTTTGTGCCAAATCCATCTGGGTCTATGAACCCATGGTCATAAACATCTCTCCATTTCCATAACAACTCCTCGGAAAAATACTTAGCGTTTTGAGGTAACCCATATATTTGATTTGTTGTAGATGTCTCAACATAAGGAGATAACTCTCTAAGTTTCACTCTATGATGTGGTTGATAGTAGATACCAAATTTATTATTTACCGACGCTCCCGAATATGATGTTGGGTCATCTTGGTTATGGTCGAATATTGTTGTTGGTGATGTAATCTTATGATACGCCTCACTAACAACTCTTTCTTTTAATTCTGACCTATTATATTCTATAAATGCGCCAGTTAATGTTGTGCCTGTCGTAATCGTACCACCAGAAATAAAAGTATTTCCTGATTTTGTAAACGTACCATAAGGTACTGACGTTTCTAACGATGTTGTTCCACTAAAATGTTGGTCAATCCACGTATCATGGAAATTAAACTTATAACCAACCTTATAGGGGTAATCAAAATATCCGTTTTTGTTTTTAAAAACAATAGACACATACACATCAGTTGGTAGGTATCCGAGATTATTTGTTAGACCTGTTAATGTAAATGGTTGTTTAAAATCATAAACTAATGATTCCATTCTGTTTCTTACAACTAATACGTCGTTATCACCAACACTATTTTCAAAAACTAATTTCTTTTCATTTTCCCAAACTGAAGATTCAAAACCAATCTTATCTAAAATAAATGCGTCTCCCATGGTCAACACTTTATGTTTATGGACATAATATGTTGAAATTGTTTCGGTTAATCTGTTTCTGTTAATGCATCTCTTACCAAGGACAACTGTGGATAACGTAGTACCAGATGGAACTTCTGATTTGCTTATTTCTAAAACATAATTTTCAGAATTAAACTTTTCATTACCAACCGAAGTAACCGAAAATGTTCTACCTGATTGTGGTACTGTGTTATTTAATGTGCCTCCCGATATCACAATATATTCTCCCTTACTAATACCATGTTCAACTGGACTTGTTAGATAATATGATGACCTGTCTTCTGTAACTCTAAATGGTATTCCATCTTGAGCAGTAAAACTATAGACGGTATTACCACTCAATGTATATTTCATTTGGTGAGATGGGTCACCAGAATAGATATATGATAAACAAATATTCCAATTGTGAAATGGTGCTGTGATTGGTGTGACTTCAACATGGTCTGTTTGTCCGGTCACTATTATATTTTGAGTAAACGCAGAAAGTACACTTGTGGAAATAGGGTCGTTGGTTTCTCTTTTAACATCATCTCTTAAAAATGCAAATTCATTGTATGGTAAAAAACCATCAAATTGATTACCATCATCAAAAACTAAATATAAATTCTTCTTTAATGGTTGATATCCTGTAGTTCCACTATACAGATTTCTGAAAACCATTTTAAGTTTTCCATGTATTTTATAATGTGGACTTTCGTTTCTCTCTTTTGCAAAAAGTATTGATGTGTCAAGAATGATTGTTCTATCACCTTCTCTAAGCAAATTTTTACTTTCATCTAAATTTATTTTTAGACTCAAATCTTCATTAATCGCTCCAAAGAATTTTTTAGTTGGTAATATGACTTTTTTCTTTTCCATTATTCAGATGCGGGAAACGCCCCTAAAGGACCAAATCTTTTTATAAATTTATCAACACCAGTATTGCCGGGTCTTAATCCAAAATAAAATTGGAATGGTGTGGATAAAATTTGTTTATATTCCGAATAATAATCTTGTGTTTTTCTAATGATAAAATCCATACCACTATTCCAACTTAACGTGTGCCAAGTACCCGCAGTACCATACCTCGTATATAATATACCCGCGGTTGGCGTTGTGATGGTACCACCTGTAACAAATAAATAAGTAAATCCGGGATATTGTGTATCATATGATGTGTGGTTATCTGTTACTGACGCTTCAACAACATCAAATTCAACACTATTTGTCACGTTCAAACCTGTTATTGATAATCCGCTATATGTATAAGTCATTGGTAATAACAAGTATTTATCTGATGGGTCATTAGTTCCACCAGTCAATGTATATCCATATGTCATACCCTGTAATGGTTGTGACTGAATATTTTTATAATCCCACGATTGGTCATCTTTAGTGTCGTCGTCATATGGTCCGAAACCTGTTCCTTGTTTATCCCATAAAAAGAATGGGACGTTTTGAGATGATTCTGTTAATCTGCCTGGTTCATTTAAACAAGCTCGAACTCTTTGACCATCCGCATCAAAATCAAATGTTATCGGTGTTGGTCCCCACACATCGGTTCCATTTTTAAAAACCGCAGGATATGTTTCAGGGTCAAGAATTTGATACGAATAACCTAAATATTTTGGACTTTGTAGGTTGAATTCTTCAATACCCGCTTCATTATTAATTGAAATTAATTGTAGAATATCTCCGTCCAATACTTTTTTTCCATAACCACATTCTTCAAATCCTCCATTATCAAAAAAATCATCAAGACTAAATCCGTCATTTGCTTCGGTATCCATTCTATAGTTTATAATTAAACCTAGTAGTTCGCCAAAACTTTGAAATGACGATGGTCCAATAGACCTTACAACAGAGCAATTTGGGTCAAGTGTTGGGTCAGTACATATTTCTCTAATAAATTCATCTCTTGGTCCTAAATCAACTAATGTAGTCGGATGACCAATTCTTTTAAATGTATCAGGGTTTCCATTAATATTAACATATGTATATGTTTTACCAATGAATGTTCCTGATGAGTTTGATAACGTAGAACGATAATAAAATCTTTTTACAGGAAAACCAGTAGTCTCTTCTTTTGCTTTATATATAACTAAATCTTTGCAGTAATTTGTACGACCAACATTTAAATCTAATGTTTTTTCATCATTCCATCTAACTCTAGCTTTAAATTGAAAGAAATATAATGAACCGCTTAGCCAGTTATCTAAGAATCCATAATTAACAATTCCTCCACAGAACATTGTACCAACTCTTTTTCTTCTTCTGTATTCTTTAAGAATTGCAAATATTCTAGTGGCACTTTGTGTTCCGGGTATAAAATAAAACACTCCATTACTAAATTCTGAAAACGCGTAGGACCCACCAGAGTTAGGACCATCTGCCGGTGTATTTGGTGAGAACGACGCTCCTAGATATGAAATTGGTAATCCGAACTCATTTCTATCTGATATTCTTGTTGCGGTTATATCTGCACCTGCCGGTAAAGAACCTGGATTGTATTGTGTTCTACCTGTACCAACAAAGTATTTAGAAACTATGTTTTCATTATATGGAACATCATATAACTCACATTCAGATTCAAGTTGTGCCGTTATTACTGACGCAGGATTTACAGGTGAATTTTTATCTCTAATTTCACAATTATACTGAATTGTTTCGATAAAGAATCCATCTGGGTCATCAAATGTTAAAACATAACTCAGACAATCTTCCGGTGGGTCAGGGTTTATAGTAACACTAATATTAAATGTACCACCCGTACCTCCCAATGGAATTATTGTTGTTGTACCATTAGATGTATATGTTAAAACATAATTTGATTGATTATTAACAAAATCCTCTGCTCTTTCACATAGGGTAGGACCTACTATTAACATGGCCCCCGTACATGGTTGGGATGACCCCGTATACCCCGTATATGGATTGGTTTGGAAAAAATCATCATTTGATACAGTAAAGCCTGTTCTCGGTGTTTCAACACTTGAGCCGTGTACTGTTATTGAACCAACTTCGCAATATTCAATTTCAGCTAACCCACCTTGAGCTGTACCAAATTCGTTTTCACCATTACATTCTTCACATTCAGGATAGTTTATTAAATATAATTTTCTTTGTGTGGCGTCCTGAATTATATATGCCGCTTTTTTGACTCTACTTGATAATCTTGTAGTCGGCCAGCCATTAAACGCATTAGCTAAATCATGTAAAAAGTTTGCAAGTGCATTTGTTAAAAGAAATGTAAATAAATTTATTAAATGTTCAAATAAAAGTAAAACATCCGCAATTAGTAATTGAAATGTATAATTTTTAAATCCATAGTTTACCGGTGGGGTTACTGCACTTGAAGCACAATCTTCCTCCTCTGAAGGTACCAACTCTTTTAAACCGAGATATCTATCTTTTGTAAATGTATTTCCTACGAAGTATGAACCTTGAAATGATGATACGGTATAAACCTTGTTATATGTTACTCGATAAAAATAATCTCTCGGATAATAAAAACCATCGGTAGAATTAAGTATAAAATTTTCTACCGCGTGTTGTGGGTAGTCATCAAAATTAATAGAAAAGGCGTACGATTTTTCTTTATCATTTGGACTTCCTATTCCTAATTCATTTTGATATTCTCTAATGTTTGGTACTAAGTAGTCTGCGTTAGTTCTAATTCTTTCCATTCCATCATCCGATAAACTTATTCTAAATCTATAACATGATGATGTTGGAATTCCTTTATTTGGGTCATTTGTGTATTCATTTTCACCGAATTCATTTGTGTACAAATAATCCATGTTCATTGGGAGTGCAACAATGAATGAACCATCTTCGTCTATATCCTCATTAATTGGTAATTCCTCTAATATTGGTCTTAACTTAACATCCTTTTGACTTGTAAATCTTATCGCCTCTATCCTACCTGTCTTTGTTGTAAGGTCACATTTACGCCCCATTTTTCTTCTTGGAGCACAATTTTTATTTAATGCAGATTTTCCTGTATCGGTATATGTACCTCCGATTAGATACGCTTTAGGTTCAATCTTTACACCCTTGTTCGATAAATCAAAATCGGTTCTTGTTATTCCAATTTCACATATATCTTCATTTCCCCAAAACGGGAAAACGTCTATCGTTTGATTAAAAGAAACAATGTGAGGTAATGAATCAATATCTTCTGAAGCTTTAAATGTGTATTCATTTTTAAATTGGTCAACACCCATACCTTGACGAATAAAATCATCGGGTCTAAGTGAGAAACAACCTATGTCGGATAAATCAACATCAACGTGAATGGTTTGATTACCTGTAGGTATTCCCCAAATCATGAAATCGCCCGCATCGTTAGTCTTTGCTGTGTATTTGTAATATTTCTCGTAAACTTCGAGAACCTCTTCTCTTGTTAAGATATCTTTTTGGTCAGGGAGTGTTCCTGTTGGTTCGTGTCCTCCGTGTTGTTTCCTTGATGGTAAAAGGTTGTATCTATAACCCTTTTCATCTTTATCGTTTACTGAAGTAAATGGATATAATGCGGATATTACGGGGTCTTCACTATCCTCATCCGTTATGGGAATAAAAATAGACACTCTAGCATTAGGAACACCAAATCCGTTATTAACTGATATCCTACCAACAACAACCCCATAATCTGAGCACATCGAAGCATAGACATCACTTTGGGTGAATTTTAGAGACAAAATCTCCAAGAGGTCATAGTCTTGTTTTAAGTCGACTGTGACTCTTTGGTCTCTACCAATATTTGTGGAAATTCTATGCTTCTGAATCACTTTTACTATAAATAGAAATTTATAGATTTTCCAAAAAAATACGGAAAATAAAAATTAAAATGTAGTCGAACCGAGAGTTCTTACTCTTATTTTGACATCTTTATTTGGAAATCTAATCTGAAATATCTGATTGGATTTCATATAGATTGTCATATCGGATTGTAAGATTTGTTTGGTGGTTGTATCTGAATAATCTTGTGCAACTTCTGCGCTTGAATATTCACCACCTGTTAGGTTAAATACTCTAACGTCAACCACATTTACCACGCCAGTAACTTGACCTATTAATCTATTTAAATCACCCACAAGTAATGGGTCTCCCATTTTTCTTTTTTCAATGGCGAAATAGTCAATAATGTCTTCAATACTATTTCTTATAATCTCAGTTTGATTTCCGTTTTTATCAATAACCAAATCTATCTCTAATCCTAAATCAATTACCTGACCGCTTTCAATGTCAACGTAGTCATTAATCATTCTATATTCGGACAAATAATTTAAAATATTACTCTTTAGTGTTGTAGATACTGTATCTGAAAGATTACCATTTTCATCATAAGATAACAACTTGATTTTCACTTTGTTATCTTCTTCAATCACATTTACTTTTGCTGGTGCACCATAAGTAGATGGCATTGTCTCAATCAATGATTTATAATCGTTTAAGGTTACAGCTCGATTTTGTGCCGCAAAATTGTAAGCAATCATGTTTCTGATTTCTTCAATTGTTGGTTGGTCTGCTCCTCCAATTGCCGGTGTAACGTTTGTTACAATTAGTGATTGAGTTACCTGAGTATTAATAGACGAATTTGGTCCATTAATTACGAAATCAATATCATCAACACTTGTAATAACATCTACACCGATGTTTGTGTCTTTACCACCACCTATTCTATATTTTATGAATAATGTTGTACCAACTTTTGGTAAAGCACCTAAAGACATATTATTTAGATATGTTCCAAGATTAACTTTTAATGACCCGTTCATGTAGTCATCTAAGTTATCCATTGGGTCAACATTACCACTTCCAAATGTTACAGAAAAATAACCCTCTGGTGTATATTCTGTAATAAATTTATTAGCAACACTTACGTATTTTCCTGCGGTAAAATTGTCTCTGTCAGATGCATTTGTCGAATCGGGTACGAATACTTTATCTTGCATTAAAGATTTAACTTCATACCACTTATTTGTTCGGTCTAAAAATTCTGAGTTTGATGGGTTACCAGCAAAAGAAGTACCATCCTTGTGTATAATTGATGTTACACCCAAAACATTTTGTTCGGGTAGATAAAGTTTTAAGAATGGTTTTTGGTCTAATTCGGTAATTACTTTTCTGAAAATTCTTGATGCACCACTAACAACGGCTTCTCTTTTTACAATAGTATAAGATAATAAACGATTGTTACCATCAAAATTAGGAATCTTCAATCTATTCGGTTCTCCCTTACTATTAAAAGGATTTGAAAAATCGATGTTCTCGATTGCTTCAAATGCTTGTCCTCCACCGCTAATTTGTGCACCCGCCTTAATCGTACCTAAATAACGTTCATCTTCCTTATCGCCTCTAACAGGTACATTTACACTAAAATCACATAACGCAACTGATGGTCTTGTACCTGGTAGTCTAATACCATATGTTTTTGCGATATGAAATAGAGATTGTCTTTGTTGGGCAAAATCCAACATAGTCTCTTGCCACACTCTATCAATATGATAATGTAGATTATCGGTAACTGCGGCATTTAAATCTAATAGTACAGAATAAATTGATGCGTCATTAGTATTCTTAACTAAGTCAGGATAGTATTCCTTTGTTAGGTTTACTAATTCTTGTCTCAAACCTGCAAAGTCTCTTGTTGCGTATGAAATCTTTTTTCCCATGTTATATATTAATAATTATAAAGTCAGAAGAACTAAATGGTTCATTATTAATCTCGTAATCAATTCTAACTTTTGCGGTATATGGTTTTGTGGCATTATTTGATACCCTGAACAATCTTGAATCTGAATCCTCACTTACACTTGATGGTTCTTCGGTGTCTTGGTCTGCGGGAGTTATTCTTATTGAATTTATATCGAGATTTGGAATAAACTTTTTAACTGTTGTTCTTATTTCATCCTCAATCGTTTGGAATGTCACCGCGTCATTTGGTTCAAATATGAACTCGTATAGTCTTGTTCCAAAGTCAGGTAAATAATATCGAGTACCTCTTCTTGTTAAAATAAGATGTAACAAATTTGCTCTGATTTCTCTATCAGGAGCTTCTGTCATATTAAGAAACAATCCTTTCCTACTCTCTCTAAATGGAAAATCTATACCATACGTTGCTGCCATACAAATAAATATAAACAAAGATGAAATACTAATAAATGAAAATCCCGACTTCGGTCGGGATTAACACCATATTTCGGTAATATATTTTAGGAACCACAACCTTCACATTCAAATGGTGAGTCTGTTGGTTTTGGTGTGTTTAGCATTTCAGTCATCTTAACCTCTTCAGATGTATCCTGAATAAAATTATTAGTAGTTGGTACTTCGACAGACTCAACCACCGGTTTTACTGTTGATGTATCGATTCCAAGTCCTTTTAGTGGGTCAACAGCCGCTCTTGTTCTTAGGTAGTACATACCAGTTTTTAAACCAAGTTTCCAACCATAAAGGTGTGCGGCTAATACTTTTTGTTTACTAGCATTATCGATAAATAAATTTAATGATTGTGATTGGTCAATATAGATTGAACGATTGGCAGCCATAGATAAAATCTTCTTCTGAGACATTTCCCAAACAGTCTTAAATACCTCTTTGATATCCGTTGGGATTTCAGGGATATTTTGAACTGAACCATTTTCCATGATTAGTTTATTTTTAATGTCGTCCGACCATATGTTTCTTTCAAGTAATGCTTTAACCAAGTGCTTGTTGACCACGATAAACTCACCACCAAGTGTTCTTCTTGAGAATATGTTTGAAGTAAATGGTTCAAACGATTCGTTATTACCTAAGATTTGTGCGGTAGACGCTGTTGGCATCGGTGCAACCAATAAGGAATTTCTAACACCGAATTTAACAACCTCTTTTCTCAGAGATTTCCAATCCCAACGACCACTTGTGTCTTTATCGGTTTTACACCACAATTGATATTGAAAAATACCTTCAGATAATGGTGAGCCCAGAAAACTTTCATATGCCCCATTTTCTTTTGCAATGTCTTTTGATGAAACAAGTGCTGCGAAGTAGATAGTTTCAAAAATTTCAGTTTGTAGTTTGTCGGCGCCCTCACTTTCAAATGGAATTGATAACATACAAAATACATCTGCTAATCCCTGTACACCTAAACCAACGGGTCGGTGTCTCATATTTGAAAGTTTTGTTTCTTCAGTTGGGTAGAAGTTTAAATCAATTACATTGTTTAAATTCTTTACCAATTGGTACACGTATCCATATAAAAGTTGATGACTGAATTCGCCATCAACAATATATTTTGGTAATGCAATTGACGCTAAATTACAAACAGCCTGTTCTGTTGGACTTGAGTACTCAATAATCTCAGTACATAAATTTGAAGATTTGATTGTGCCTAAATTCTTTTGATTTGATTTGTAATTTGCGTGGTCCTTATATAACATATAAGGTGTTCCTGTTTCAATTTGTGCAGTCAAGATTGCATCTATTAGTTTTCTTGCTTTTACAACCTTTCTCGCTCTTCCTTCTTTCTCATATCTTTCATACAATTCGGTAAATTCTTGAGTGAATGAAAATGGGTCATCGTATTTGTCAGATAAACCCGGTGCTTCATCAGGTGAGAATAACGACCAATCACCATCTTCTTCGACTCTTTTCATTAACAAACTTGGGGTCCACATTGCTAAGAATAAATCTCTTGCACGTAGTTCTTCTTTACCATGGTTTTTTCTTAAATCGATAAATTCAAAAACATCTGAGTGCCATGGTTCAAGATAAATCGCGAAAGAACCTTTTCTTTTACCACCTTGATTAATCCAACGAGCAACTTCATTGTACGTTTTCATCATTGGAAGTAGTCCGTCTGATTCACCACCTGTTCCTTTAATATATGAACCCTTAGCTCTAACGTCATGAACATGTAGTCCGATACCGCCAGCCCACTTTGAAATTTTAGCAACGTCTTTAATTGTGTCAAACAAACCATCAATGTCATCGCCTTTATTACCAATTAAGAAACAAGAAGACATTTGTGGTCTACAAGTACCGGCATTAAACAATGTCGGAGTTGCGTGAGTGTAGAAATGTTGTGATAAATCATCATAAACTCTCAAAGCCATTTCTAAATCTCCATTACAAATACCAACGGCAACCCTCATATACATATATTGAGGTCTTTCAACAATTCTTTTACCAATCTTCAAAAGATATGAATGTTCCAAAGTTTTAAATCCAAAATAATCAAAATCCAAATCACGTTCTTGTCTAATTGCTCCGTCTAATGCTTCTCTATTTTGAATTACAAATTGATATACCTCGTCAGAAATCAATGAGGACTCTTTACCTGTTTTAGATTCAATGAATGAGTGTAACTCTTTTATACATTGTGAAAACTTCTTAGGGGTTGTCTTGTGTAGATTAGATACCGCAAGTCTACCAGATAATTTAGCATAATCGGGATGTGTGGTAACAAGAGACGCTGCGGTCTCGGCAGCAAGAATATCTAATTCTACTGTCGATATACCGTCGTAAATTCCTTGAGTTACTTTTAATGTAACAAGTGTTGGGTCAACATATTCTATATTCAAATCATCACAGAAATATTGCATTCTTTTTGTGATTTTATCATATCTCATCTCCTCAAAGGAGCCGTCTCTTTTTTTAACTTTCATTTTTAAAAATAATTAAAAATAAATGTCATCAATGTTTGTTATGTCTTCAATAGACGATGTTGTTGCCACACCCGCTTTTTGATATTCGGCAACTCTTTTTTCAAAGAAATTTGTTTTACCTTGAATTGCAATATTCTCCATAAAATCAAATGGGTTATTTGAATTACATACTTTAGGTACACCCAAAGACATTAACAATCTGTCGGTAACGAACTCCAAATACTGAGACATCAAATCTGAATTCATACCAATTAAACGAACCGGTAGTGCCTCAAGAATAAACTCTTTTTCAATCTCTAATGCGCTACAAATGATTTCTTTTATTTTAGTCTGTGTAAGTTTCTTTTGAATATGATTGTTATACAAATGACAAGCAAAGTCACAATGCATTCCCTCGTCACGAGAAATCAGCTCATTTGAGAACGTTAATCCTGGCATTAAACCACGTTTTTTGAGCCAAAAAATAGAACAAAATGAGCCAGAAAAGAAAATACCCTCAACTGCAGCAAACGCGACAAGTCGTTCAACGAATGAGTCAGCGTTAATCCACTTGATTGCCCATTCTGCTTTTTTCTTGATAGCGGGTACAGTTTCAATCGCATTAAATAAACGATTCTGTTCTTCTTTATCTTTAATATATGTATCAATCAAAAGTGAATAGGTTTCACTATGAATGTTTTCCATCATGATTTGGAAACCATAAAACATTTTAGCTTCTGTGAATTGAACTTCGTTAATAAAATTCATCGCCAGGTTTTCATTTACGATACCATCCGATGCCGCAAAAAACGCCAAAACGTGTTTAATGAAATGATGTTCATCATCATTTAATTTGTTTCCCCAGTCATTGATGTCTTGTGCTAAATCAATTTCCTCGGCCGTCCAAAAACACGCTTCTTGTTGTTTATAAAGCTTCCATATATCGTGGTGTTCGATTGGAAAGAGGACAAAACGGCCAGGATTTTCTTGTAAAATCTTTTCTTTCATTTATTAAATTTATAGGACTACCGATTAAGTAACTCTTGTCGTCTCTTAAATGCGTCAGCCGCCCTTTTGGTATTTGTTTTTACTTTTTCTTCTTGGTGACCGAGAAGTGTTGTTTGACTTTCAGTATCAATTTTTAGATATTTGTTATCAAACTTGCAGTTGTTCCAAATAATACCATCTTGACCAATACGTGATTTAAGAAGTGTCATTGTTGCCAGGTTGTGTTCTTTTTGTTCAAGTGTTTTACCAACGGATAATACAACGTGACCAATCTGTGCCTTTTTGATTGACCCACCCATTTGGTCGGCAGTAACTACTTCAGATGAGATTGATTCTCTATTTCCTTGAGTTGCTGTCCATATTGCAATATCAAATTCATGGGTCATAGCCTCAATACTTCTCATAACAGAACCCTCACTTTTCCATTCTTCACCGAAAATACATCTTTCAGGTGAAATACAATCCACGTAATCGATTACCAAAAGGTCTAACTTTTTACCATCAGACAAGTGTTTTCTTATTCTTGATTTAATTTCAGAAATGGTGACAGAGTCACTTGGTAACTTCATTGTACTAAGTGAACCCGTATTTACTTCTTTAATTTCCTCAATAATTTTCTTAACCTCATCTTTTCTTTCGGATTGTGCATCTGACTCAATTCCTGTCCAAATGGTAAAGTGTTTTCTTTTGATATTTGATGGATTGTCCTCGAAGAATATTTGAAGTACGTTAAAATTATGATTGTATGCTGTGTTTGAGAATAATGTTAATAATGTTGTCTTACCTGTTCCGGTAGGTGCTAATACAACCCCAAGTTCACCTCTACCTAAACCACCTTTAAGAACATTATCAACTCCTGTAATTCCTGTTGGAATTGCTTGTCTATTATCTTTTTCTAAAGTGGCATCAATATCATGAAATACGTCCATTGATTCTTCAGGAGGAAGTCCTACCTGCATCGCCTTCTGAATAATAGTTTCAATCTTTGGGTAGTCTTGGAATGCTCCGTTTTCGATGATGGTATTGATTTTCTTTAATTCCTTCTTTAGGTTCTGTTGTTTACAGAAATTCAACGCTTCGTCCTTAACAATAGAATTATCTTGTGTATTTGTTTTGATGGATTCAAGTGTATCTAAGTGAATTTTTGCATTCTCTCGAGACCCCATCTCTGCAATAATTTTAATTGCCAAACTCTGATAGTCTGGTAATTTGCTGTGCGTCTTATAATATTCTTTAATGCACTCTGAAATGAATTTGAACGATACGTTGTCGAAATATTTACTTTCGATTACATCGATAATTTGTTCTCCATATTTTTTATCCTCTATAATTGACCTTAATAATGCTTGTTGAAATGACGTTCCTAACGTACCAAAATTCTTTTCATTCATTGTATATATATATTATTTTTTTATAATTTATGGTTCAAGTATCTTGTTTCCAGTTCTTCAGATGATAAAATAGCGGTTAACTCCGCCAAATATCTCTTCAGGTGGGGACGAATGTCCACCGTATATCTCGTTTTTGGATGAAAGAAATACGCGGGGAACACCCTTTGAATAAATACTTCGTCACCCATCTTAATTTCCAACAAAAAAGTTTCTTTCGAGGTATCTTCCGTGGCTTCTGCAGACCCCAAACCATAAAAATATTCACGATTTTCGTAGAGATAATCCGAAGTTTTTATTTTTAAATCTTCAAAAATTTCGTCACAAATATTTTTCACATAATAATGCATGTTGAGTGAACGACGAGATTTTGGGTTATGACCCCTGACATTAAAATAACGTTGGCAAATAATGTTTCCTTCAAGAGTTAAAAGAAATTCGAATTTAGTTACATCTTGATTAGTCATTGGTTTTTATTTTAATTATTTTTTTATTTTTTTCTTTTCTTGTTAATCTTAAAAAGGGGTTTAAGAAGTTTATCCATGCATCATCTAACTTGGGAAGGAGAAGGAAGATTCCGTCTTCTGTCATCATTTTCATCATATTCTTATATGAACGTCCTTCGGGGTCTAATCGGTCGTTTATTAAGGAAATAATCGACTCCTTTGCTTCATCCGTTAGGAATGGTTCGTCAAGACTCACAATTCTATTATTGACATCAAAAAATTCCTCTCCAAATACTCCGTATTTGGTCACTCCAGTTAGAAGATTAGTGATAAGACGATTATCCTTGTCTTCCTCAAATAAGATGTTAAATCGGTCTCTAATGAAGTCTAATGTAATTCCCTCGGTCTTTAGTTCGGGAACCATGGTGAGAAGTCTTCTGACACCAAGATTCTTTATACCTGCAATATTATCAGATGGGTCACCACATAACATCTTTACAATTTTGATGTTCTCTATTCGAATCTCCTCGTGGTCATAGACAAACATATCGTTAGGTTGATACATTCGACTATGTGTGGGATTGAATAGTCTTGTGTTCTCCGATACAAGTTGGGTAAGGTCTCCGTCAGATGAGAATATAATTATACCTTCATTTGAGTGTTGGACATAATATGCTATGGAATCATCTGTTTCACAATAGTCGTATTCTCCTTGTCTCACAAACAACTCTTCGAGGTATTGTTTTACTCTATTTCGTTGTTGTCCGTAAGAGTGGACTTGTTCCTCACTTCTAATTCGTTCCCTTCTGTTTTCTTTATAGTGGTGGTAGTATCTTCTGCGAGATGATGAACCTTCTTTACCATCCCAAAATACCACTACCTTATCTAATCTATGTGTCTCAATAGCTCTTCTAAGAGTATTGATGAAGTGGTATAATCCACCAATATGATTACCCTTGTAAAAGTGATTCTTTAATCCAAAAAAACCAATGGTTAATAAATTATCTCCATCAACCAATAAAATATTAGACATTTCGTCTTATGTAATTTTCCGTTAAACAATATCAATCTTCAGTATCTTCGTCAGCTATAGGTTCAAACTTAATATCTGTAACATTTGTAACTGATTCTCCGAATAGTTTACTTATGTAATCAAGATGTTCCTTAATATAATTTTCCCTTGAAATCTTTTCTTCTGCTGTTTCTTTTGCTCTCATGAATCCGTGTGGCGTTACCATAATTTTTCCATCTGCGAACGCAATACCATTAACATGATTCTTCATTACTGAAATTTTACTTCTGGTTGCGATAGTAATGGTTCTCTTATTTTTTGTGATAGAGATTTTGGTAATACCAGCATTTTTCTCATTTCCAAAACGGAAAACCAGTGTTGAGTTTAACCAAATTGATTCGCCCCCTTTAGCTTTGATTTTTGGTTGTTCCCATGGGTTACTTGGAAGTTCTACCCAAGGTTGATTTACAATCACAAGAGTATTCGTGTTTGTCTTATCCGCTCTTCTTGAACCTGAAATACGTTGGTTAATACCCATACCAATTTTATCAGAAAGAACTGATGCGTTGTGTTGTTTACCACCTTTACCTTCCCAGGTCATCTTACATGGTACAGAACCAACAGAATCCCAAAGGAACAATAGGTCATATGGTATTTCACCATTTTCTTGTGCATCAATCATTTCATTAATAAAGTCAGTAATTTGTTCAATATACTCGAAATCATTTCTAAAAATGAAATCACCTGTGAAAGTAATTTCACCTGTATCGGTATTAACATCTTCTTTAACCGGAACGCCCATAATCTCTGCGTGTTCAAAGTTGAACTTTTGTTCTGTAATAATGAAGATGGGTAATATACCCTTTTTAATTGCGTCCGCAGCTGCCGCCAATAATGCGGTTGTTTTACCTGTATCCGTGTGACCAAGGAACATGTTAATGTGTCCAAGAGCAGGACCAGGTAAACCCGTTGCGTCCAAAAATGCGTTACCCAAATCTAAAAACCTATCAGGTTTGTAGGTCATTTTACTTGAGTATTTGGATGTTATACTAGAAATTGAAAAATCTTTTTTCTTAATAACCATATTAATATTTTTTAAAAAGGACTACTCTCAAGGACAAGATGTCCAAGAGAGAGTCCTGTATATTGTTCTTAGAATGGGAGGTCATCATCCGCGCCATCACTTTCTTGTGGGTCTACTGGTTTTGTAGTTGTAGGCGAAGAGGGGGGCATGATTGTTCCACTTTCTTCTAAATTAGAAACCCATTTTTTGGTTTCACTATCCCACTTTGGAACTTCACCTTTGGCAACCATTTCTAAATATTCTTCGGGTTTTTTAGAATATACATCCGCCCATGTCAAATCATCGTTTACCCATGAGTCAGAAGTCCCCTTATCTGTGTGTAGTGGATTTTGGTCTTCGGGGATGATAGATGTGATTGTAGTATACTCTCGACCATTACCGGCTTTGGTTAATCCCAAAGTAATGATAAGGTCACGACCAATGTTTACATCGGTGATATCGCCTTTGTTTTTAAATAAAGGAAAGATTTTATCTAATACACCATCACCTCTACTATTGTGTTTGAAACGCCAGAACTTAACACCATCCGGTTCGTTCTCTCTATCGATAACTTTTACAATATAGAACTTACGAGCTCTGTATTGACGAGCAAGAACCTTGTCGGATTCAAGTCCTGTCATATTGAGTGCATCGTACACCTCGTTTAGGGGTGAACGTTTACCATCCTGTTTTGGGTCATATAGTTTAACCCAATTACCGTCCACCTGAACCTCATGGAAATACACCTCTTTAAATGGTGAACCACCATCTGTGGTAGGTAGGATTCTAATACGTTTTTCACCACTACGGGCACCTTTTGGTAACAGGGTAGTAAAATACTTCTTTAATCGTTCTTCTTGTGAAACTTTGTTTGAACTGCCGCCAGCGGCTTGTTTGTTTTTCTCATACTGAGCTAAAACTGCATCAAATGTAGACATAAAATAAAATTTAAATTGGTTATATGTAAAATATAGTAAAAAAAAACCGGATTACAAAATCCGGTTTGAAAAAAGTTTGAAAAATATTTTACTCTAAAGTTAAAAGATACAAAAGTTTGTTTAACAAACCAAGCATCTCATCCCTTAGGTTTAAAAGGTCTGTGTCTTTGGATGGGTCTAAGTCTTCTGTAAATTGGATGATACCTTCGACACATACTGTAATCATGTCTTTTGGATTCATCTCCGACAGGTTTATAAGTTTTATATTATTAGTCTCATCATCTAAAACAAATCTACCATACTTACCCATAGCAATCTCAACGAATTCATCAATTAATTCTGTGAAATCATTATAAGTATTACCAAACGCTTCGTGTCTTGCGATACCCTTTGTTTGCCAGTGGTTAATTTTTAATTGTAGATGTAGTCCTAATAAAAAATTTACTTTAGAACCTAAATTCATCTTGGTCGTCTTGTTTATTAAACGTATCTCTTATTGTTTCTTGTGAATAATTCTGAATATCGTCTTTGGTTAAGACATACTCATTTTTACCACTTGCCCTCATTTCACCTTGTTTTTGTGAAAAGAACTCTTGTGGGTTTTGATTAAAGGGATATGAATCTAATGAACGCATCTCAAGTCTTTCTTGAGGGGTTGGTTCTTTTACTTGTTCAATCTTAGAGCCCAATTCGTCAATCTTAGCCATAACAGCATCCATATCTGCCAATTTTTGTTCTAAGTCGTTCAATTTAGTGAACACATCGTCCATCTTAGAAACAACTCCTTGGTTCTCACCCCTGCTATTGTCCAAATCCTTTTTAATTGATTTGGTCATATTAACTAAATCGGTGATATCGATTTCTTCGGTTGTATCTTCTCCTCCCCCAACTGGTGGCGGTGCTCCAGCACCGGCATCCATAGGTGGAGGGGTGGGTGCTCCAGCACCGGCATCCATAGGTGGAGGGGTGGGTGCTCCAGCACCGGCATCCATAGGTGGAGCCACTGCCGCAGGGTCCGCTGGAGGGGGTGGAATTTCCTGTTCGTTCATTAATTTAGTTGCGTATTTGTTGATTTCTTTAAATCTAGCAACTTCTTCTAATAGTTTTTTTTCTAATTTACTCATGGCTTTAATCTTGTAATAGTTGTCTACCGTCTTCGGTAATAAATTTTTTATTGATTCTTTCTACGATTCCATCTTTAATCCTGATGACATAACATTCGCCTGTCTGTAAATCACACTCTTCTCTTTCCATACCATCCTGAGAAACACTTTTGGTTTTGGTTGGGGAAATAAAATTGTCGAGTGCGTTATTTAATTTTTCGTTACTCATAGTATTTTCTTTTATAAATATCAAAGAAATGATAAAATATACCGATTGTTAAGACATTTTGAAGTATATTACTTCACCTGTATCTATTTTAAGTTCATCCATTAGTTTTGGCGACATACCCATACCATATCCCTCTACTTTTGGACCTACCGATATTGGCCCTTGTACTGATAAGGGTCCTGAACCCGGTACTAATTGATAACTTGGTTGTAATGTATATGTTTTACCATTCTGAGGGTTTTTGAATTCTGTTTTTGCGGTTCTTATTTTTTGAGCATTCGCAGTACCGAGTTGGAACTTGGTATTGTAAAACTTCATATCTGAACCACTAACATCAGACCATTTGATTCCTTCCGCAACGTTCATGGTTGTTCCTGATTCAATAGGATATTTTTCCCCTCCCATTTTAATTACAATAGCCCTAAGCCAAGTTTCTGTTCCACTACCTGATGTGTAATCAACCTTTTGAATATCGGGTTCGTTATCATATCCGTTATATGGTACACCAAACTCTGTTATACCCACTTTTGGTGTTGATTTTGTAAAGTCTTCTCCTTCTATTGATTTTGTCCCCATATTTGTAAAATATGTGACACCGTCAAATACAACTGTCTTGGTTGTACCCTCGATTGCCTTTTTTTGTTTTAATACCGATTTAGCCTTACTTGTCATTTTATCAAATAACACT